ATGAAGGTGACGCCACGTTTGTCGGAGATTTTAGCGGAACGTAACTTACGTCAGAAGGATTTAGCGGAGATGGCCGGAACGACAGAAGCTACAATTAGTCGATTCAGTCGTCAGTCTCGATATGAAATCGAAACTTTAATCCGTATTAGTAATGCGTTAGAATTAAAAATCGAAGATTTATTCGTTGTGGAGGACGCTAAGTAAAGCGTTCTTTTTTATTGGAGAAATTTACCGTAATATTTGATATACTGATTGTAGAGAAATTACGGGAGGGGTTACTGTGGAGTTACGAAAAACCGTGGACGGCGAATCATTTATTATGGAGATAGAGCGCGAGAAATCGTCTAATACGAAACGTGCTATGCGCTTAGTTTCTATGTTATTGGGTATCGGTGGTTTTTTACTTTCGATGCTACTATTTATCACGATAATAGGAATCATATTTGCTATTCCACTAGCAATAGCATCAATGGGACTTATTGCTGCATCGTTAGGATATCAACGTGTAGAATGTCCGAACTGTAACCGTAAGCAAGCAATCAAGAAAGGTATCGGAAATTACACTTGTGGTAGTTGTAAAAAGAATACATTAATCGAATGGAAATAAAAAAAATCGACCGCCTATTACAGGCGGTCTTTTCTATGCTCATTAACGTATATTTACATAAGTCGGACTAGCCGTGATGTAGTACGTATTCCCTTTCGAATTGTGCACGCGGTATTGAGGCGAACCATTTACATCAACTTTAGCATCGAGAGTAAAACCAAGTCCTGCGTCAACAGTGCCCGCTAGATATGATTTATTCCACGTAGCTTTCGTATAGAAGTTCAAGTCGTTTACTTTCGATACGACACGTTTACCTACAACGTTAGTATTCTCGTTATTACTGCCCTTGTCATAACGAATATAAGACGAATCGTACTTAATCCATTGGTCACCGCCTAAGGTTAACCACTTACCGTTAGCCCCATTTACTTCGCCCCAAACTTGATATGCTTCCGGTTTATTTAACTTACGAATCTTAGAAAAATCAGCGCTCGGGCCTTTTCGTAAGTTAACGTTAGTTCCATCGATGTATGCGACACCGTTAGATGGCGTTACAGAGACGTTAGGTTTCTCAACCTCTGGCTTAGTAGGTTTTCCCGGTACTACAACCGACACTTCGTTATTGTCGTACGCTTTCTTTACATCAGCACGGAACTGAGCGATAGATACACCGTGAGAAGCTAAGTATGCACGTGGGTCTTCGTGATCAGTACCGCCTAGTTTTTTCGTTACATCTTCGTGAGTCCAAAGACCTTGTTCGACCGATAGACCGTTATCTTTCAGAATCTTAGCTAGTAATTTAACGTAACGCTCATACGAAGATTTAAATTTCGCTGGATTACTAGATTCAGAAAGCTCAACGTGGACAAATCGTTTATTTGCTGCTGGACCTGCTCCATAGGCGATATATTTCGTATCTGCAATTTGAATCGTTTCGTTCCAGTCTACCGCAAAGTGAACGAAAGCATTTCGCCAAGTCCTAGCTTCATAGTTTCGGATATTAATAGCGGGCGCTTCCAGAGTGGCGGTTGAATGAGCTACTACACCTTCGTACGCACCGACTCCATAGCGATAAGATTGCTTAGGTAAGTCCGGAATGAGCATACGGTTAATCGATTCGGCAAACGCCCCACCCATGAATGAAAAAAAGACTACCATTACGGTAGTCATAGAGATTAATAGTTTGTTAATACGTTTCACTTTACGTCCTCCTTCGTATTTAAAATCTGTTTGATTTCCGTTACATCTTTCGATAGCGAACCAAAAGCTGAGGCTTGCGTTTCAATTACCTCCTGGTTCCTCTCGATTACCGCTTGATATTTACCTTCACGCTCCTTGCTCTCCTTACGTGAATCGAAAAATAACCAAACAAAAAGGACTGCTAAGAGTCCTTGTGATAACGCTAATTTAAAAATTTCTTCCGGCATAAACATCGTCATCCTCCTTTTTAGGTAATAAAAAAGACCAGCTTATGACTGCTCTATTTGCGTTGTATTTTCAGTTGTTTGAGTTTCTTGTGATGGATAATTCCCTGTAAGTGATGTATAACACTCTAAACAAATATTCTTTTTCGCAAACCCCATATCCAGTGCGTACAGACGAGCTCCACGTTTACATATCTCGCATCTTGTTGCAATACGGAAATATATCGTTCCATCCGTTTCCCCCCACACCTCTACTTTATTAGTACCATATAAACCGGCATTGTTTAGCATATCAAAAGGAATTCGCACAAATACTCCGTTTTCGTTTCTTTCTGAATCTACTAACCTACCCGCAAATGGAGCACCTTGCCCTGCTTGTAAGGGATAACCTTGTAAATCTTTGTAATCATTCATATATTTTCCTCCTAAACGTTAGGTAGCTTGTACCATTGTCCTCCCATTCCCATAAAATAAAACCCATAGCCTTGACCGCCATCAAAGAAACGAATGGAACCGGCTTGGCCCATTTTATTACGCCCTAAATTTATTCCCTGCGTTAGAATAGGTTGATTTATGAATACATCCTTTTCTGTAATTATATCAAAGGTCTGCCCATGAGCAGCTGGACCTATGTTGTTATTTACGCTGCCTATAGCAATTCTATTAAACGGTTGAAGACCGTCTGCCCTTTCAGAACCTGCACGATCCCAGTGATATACACAAGCGTAGTTACCACTTACCAATGTTATCCCACTCACACAAACAGCTCTACCAGCAGAAACTTGCGCATTTGCAGCTGTAACTTTAACTACAATCATATGTTCTTGTGGATTGTAATTGTTAGGAACGGTAAATGTGAAATTATACCTTCTAATTTCACCATAAAATGTAGATGGCTCTGGAAAATCTTTATATATTTCATGCCAAATTTTATAGGTTACATCATCGAGTGGTGTAACAAAACATACTTGCAATCGTGGTTTGGCAGTTGTACGCACACCATTGATCTGTGCGGTTCTATAATGTGCTGACAATGTATATGAGTTTCCTGGATGAATCCCGTTTTGAACTTTTGTTTCTGGGTAATTATACGTGTCGACACGTACTGCATTTACCATTTGTTCATAGTTAAATATAAAAGTGTTATTTTCTATCACTACACCGTTTCCTTGTACTTTCCAAGGTAGACCATATCCAGCACCAAACCCCTGATAATTTTGGGTACCTATGTTCAATTTTGGAACACTAGAAAAATCATGATCGGCTATTAAATTTCGTTTCGGTATAACGGTTGTTTTCGTTCCCCATTCATCTTCAAAAAGGAAGTCTAACATTTTAACAGTAACGCCGTTTTTGTCAATGGTAATCTTATCACCATTAACGTTTATAACATTCGTATCAATACCTTTTGCCGTTAACCATTTCACCATTGTATCTGCATTAATAGCAAGCTTCGAAACGTCGATTGTAATTTGCTCTGCTGTTTGATTAATAGATGAAATAATATCGCCTTTTTTGACTGTAGAATTAATTTGATTAGACATTAATGTAATAGAACTTTCATGTCTCTCTACCATTGCTTTACTTCCAAAACGTCCGTCAGCATCTGTTTTCGAGTAAACATTTTCAGTTTCCGCCTTAAAATCAATACGGTTAGATTGCTGATTGATTGTAGTTTCCATTTTAGAAACTTTACTATCAAAATCAGCAGTCGCTACTTTCTTGGCAATCTCACCAACAAGTTGGTCATAGTTAGCATAGTCTTTCGGATTCTCCATGAATGTAGAACGAGTAGATCCTTGTTGTAATTGCGGTTGAGATACCCAAATTGTACCGTTCTGCCTAACCCATATATCACCTTGTAAATGCGTTATTGCTACGTTAGGAGAAGTGATTTTAACAGATACTAGTACCCAAGAATTGTTTACTAATAAATCTTTAAACTCAGTTTGTACAAATGTTGAAACTGCATTTGCCCCATTAAAGAATTGAAGTTTAATCGCTCCACCATTATCAAGTGTATTCTTATCCTGAACGTATACCCAAGCAGAGAATACATAATCGCCCCCATTTTGTACAGCCGGGACACGCTGCATGATACCAGACCACTTACTAGCAGTTTGACCTGTAGCTGTAATTTTTACAGAATTGTAACCTTCATGATGCCTAGCACTCTCAGGAACTATCGTAATACCTGAACCTGTACCTGCAAGGCTCCATTTCGTGGTACTTGGAGTTTTACTTGTTACAACTCCTGTAGAAGCGTTTATTACTCGATCTTCAAATGCAACATTAAATAGTAAGTTCGTACTTCCTAATCCACCCACATATTCTTGCATTTGAGTATCTGTTACTTTAGATTTGATTTGATTATTCAACTGTGTGATATCGCTTGTGTTTTGCTGAATGATTGCCCCTTGTTTCCCTTGTGTTTGAGATAGTGTCGCAATGGTTTGGGAATTAGAATCTGTAGTCTGTTTAACTTGATTCAAGGTGGATTGCATTGTACCTTGATCTTTTTGAACAGTTGATACAGTAGTTATTACACCATCCACACTTTTTTCAATATCGGTTGTTTTCTTCGTGAATTCATCAGTTGTTACTTGATCTTCTGAAGGAGTACGATAACTTGTTGGTATATTTCCTTCCTCTAATTGCATGTTTCTAATCTTGATGCTTGTGATTTTTGTAGGAGTCCATCCATTGCCTACACCAATAACAGAATTATCGTAGAAATCTTGCGTGATATTGTCCGGCATTATAAATGTAGCAGACACCTTAACCCATTGACCTGCTATTGTTTTAGGTGTACGCATAATTCGTTTTGCCACAAGATCATTGTCATTTGTTCCCGTAACGGTAGTAACACCAAAATTGTTAATATCAATTGCAGTTGAGATAACTTCGTCAGCATAAATTTCGTAACTAATGGTATATGTTCTGCCTACAAGTAACACGGCATTTTTAGAAGTGTATAAAATCCCCTTCCAACTACCGCTTGCCCCGGCAGGAATTGCTATATCCCACCATTTATTACTATCATCATACTTTGCGGTTGTTCCACCAGCTGCACCAAAGGATTTTTGTTTATAAAAGTTTTGACCACCGATTTTCATGTTGTCATATTTCTGCTCAACACTTATTAACTTTTCACTAATCTGGCCAGCCTTTTCTGTAATTTCAGTTGTTGTTTTCTTAAGCTCACTTGTTGTTTGCTGCACATCAGAAATAGTCTTCTTTGTACCTTCTACAGTTGATTCAACCGTATTTAATTTATTACTGATTTCAGTATCTTTTTTTGTTAACGATTCAATAGAAGTTTTAAATCCATCTGCGGTTTGCTCTGATTTCGTCATACGTTCCGTAAGCTTTCCTTGTTCCTTTTGAACATTAGAAACCGTAGTGTTAATCCCTTTGATAGTCGTCTCAATTTCTACCGTCTTTTTAGTAAAATCAGTTGTCGTTACCTGATCTTCTGGGGCTGGTGTCCAATCTGTCACTTTGTTACCAATTTCTATTTTGGGTCTACCTACTTTTACATAGTCACCGCCACATTGAATATACACTGCATTCTGTTCTGTTTTTAAGACCTCTATATCTTTAATAGACAAAGTCGTACTTATAATACCTTTAAAGTTCATACCATCCGTTATTCTTAACCAAGCGCCTAAATGTTGAATTGAATTATCGGAATATCGTATAGAAGGTTCAAAACCAACTCTATTAGATGGGTTAACGCTAGTTTTTGCATTTTTAATTTCAACATAAACACTTACTGTAATCTGTTTTCCTTGTAAGTCTTTTAAATCATTTACAAATCTGAAACCTTGATTTGTGTCAGGTGGCGATATAAATTTATCAGAATCAAGGACATAGTTTCTTACACCAACATTTGTGTTATTAACAGTGGTTTCTAGTTCGGTTAACTTTTGTTTAGTGCCGTTTGCTGTTGTTTCAATTTCATTCGTTTTGTTTTGTAGTTTAGTTAAACCGTCGTTTGTTTTCGTTAGCTCTGCCTTCTCTGCTTTCTGTCTAAGAGCTTCATTCGTTTGATCCATAGATGTATTAATATCCTTGAATTTCTGTACGTTCCCTTGTTTATCAGTTTCATAAATTTGTTTACCTATGAAACCATCTTTAATTTCATCTTTCGTATAAACACCAGATTTATCAGCCTTATCTTTCAGTTGATTATCAATCCAGGTTTGATCCACTTTTCCATTAACTTGCTTTTGAACATCCACTATTTGTCCAGCTATTTCTTGTGCTTTACTTTCCACACTTTGAACCTTTTGATTTAGCTCCGTTTTAGCTGTTTCAATATCTTTCTCAACATCTTTAATACTTTGCTGTAATGGTCCTGTATCAGGGACGACAGGTTCCCACGTTGTGCCTGTCCATATTTTTAAAATACCAGGCTTACCATTGCTAATATCACGCCATAGTGTTTTATTTGGTTTAAGATTAGTAGTAGGTGGATTAGCTCCCTCTATAATATCTACAAGGTTTTGATCCATATAATCTTTAGTCTTTTCTGCTATATCCTTTGCCGCTTTACTTTCTTTTTGAGCTTGTTCGGCTGTCCCTTTCGCTTCTTTTGCTAACTTTTCTAGTTGTTCTAATAGTTCTTTATTGGCTTTATTACCTAAAGAAGCAAGTACTCTATTGTATAATTTCCTCATTTCTTCATTCGGATCAGTAATTTCACGATAATCACCAAATACATATTTATCTTGTGAAGGGTCTGTAAATGACTCATCTCCAGCGATTGCACGAGCTTCTAAATAAAGTTTCGGTGTAAATCCTGTATCTTTTATTCGGATTGTATCACCTTCATTAATTAGCTCGTGAGATAGTCCGAATGCACGCCCTATAGCTGCTGCTTCTACATCGTAAGCAACAGAAGTATTAACGCGTTTTGCAAACTCTGTTTTCATAAGAGTCAGGAGACGCTTTGATGTCATATTTTGTTCTTCTGTCTCTGGAGTGTAAAAGCCAAATTTATGTTTACCATTCTCGTTCCAGCGTTGATAAGCATCGCTATCAGTAATATAAGGTAAACCATCATTAATGCTTTCAACTGTGATAATGGTATCCCCTTCACCCTGGACGAATCCGACTAAAGCAGTACAAACATCCCGAGAATGCTCGATACGTCTAACACCGACTAAATCTTTACCTAAAGTTACTTCCTTACCAGTGTCTCTACCACGTTTTTTCACCATATCCACGTACCAGCTAACAATCTGTGAACCAACTACTTCTACACGGTATTGAATCTCTAAATCGAATAAAGAAGCTATTTTCTTTAAAAAGGTAAGAGGATCTATAATGGTATCGATAGTCATTGTATGGAAACCAGCATACTCTGTTTTTCCACGTTTCCACTTCGTACCTGCAAGGGCCATATCCATAAACTGATTGACTGTTTTGACTTCTATACGCTGTGGCATGATATAACCGTCTTTTGCAATTTGAACCCAAGCACCAGAAACATGTACAGTAAGTGATCTATCTCTTGAATCCTTTTCCACTTCATTATTTATAACGTAAGGAACAATCCGTCCATCACGTACTTCTTTTAATACTAAATTTTGCTGCATAAGTGTCGCTGCATGCTCTGTATTATCAAACACTTTAAACTCTAAAGTATCGATATTGTTGTTAATCTCCCACTGACGTATATCATCCCAATAATCTTGCGGCTGGATATTAGCAACAATTTGGTCTGTTTTAAAGTCAATGACATGAAGTGTGCCGCTAGGTGCTCTCATCGATATCTCTCCCTATACGTTACTTTGGCTATTCCTACATCGGAAGGCATAATTTCAAGCTTGTTTGATTCTTTGCTAACAACTGGATAATCACTGAATATATCTTTTAAATTTATAGCTTTTTTACCATTAATCGATACAAGACTTCGCTCGGTATCAATAACTACCTTATCTCCAACATCAAAAATGTAAGGTGGGTTATCTTGTGTATTCATATTGACCTTCCAGATTTTTAAATCATCAATGCTCATGTCTGTACAGAACATGTTATCCGAAAATTGACTGATGCTAATTTGAACTTGTGCCACTTTGTCCATATTCACATTGTTTTCATCTTCCCACACAACAAAGCGTTCCGAGTCATCCTTTTCGGTATTCCATAAAAACTTAGAAATATATGCTTCCCACCTATTACCGGTGCGAGCTAACCATAATCGTCCGCGATATTGATTCCATGTAGTAGGATGGTCTCCTGGTTCATTTATAAGTACTCGCTCGCTGACAGGTTTCTTTTTGTTGCCGAGTTTAGCGAACCCTGTATTTTGTTCAGCTTGCCAATGGACATCATTCATAGAAATACGAGCTACATAGTCGCTATTTTCATCTAATAAACCTATTTCAACGCGTCCCATTTGATCTGGATGCGAGCTTCTTACCCCAACATACGCCTGCATAATAAAATCTTGTAGTGGCCCTTGCGGAATGTTCTTTTTAGCTATACAACCATGCCAACCTTTTATGTTTGTTTCACCTAAATAAACCGGAACTAGGCGTGAGCCTGCATCCACTTTGAATGCTCCGCCACCAATCATATCTTCCGAATTTGGAACATCCGTCCATCCTACAGTGGTAGACATTTCATCCCACATAACACGTTGATTTCTCTCAACAGGCACCTGATCCATTCTAAGCGGCCATCCAATACGAAAATAATTATCCCCATTCCATACATCAAGAAAAGTGGATGGTTTTGTTACTTCAATTTCAATAATTGGGTTAGATTCGACGCTCCCTTTGTTTTGAACATTTGCCGCTAGTCCACGCTCATTAGCTTGAAATTCTACGGTTTTAGTAGGTCCTAATTTATAAGGATTTAAACATATAATTGTAATAGTTGCTTGATGAATATTTGATTTTTCAAGATTTTCTTCAACTGATTCCTTAATTCCGTAATACACAAAATCAGGTTCATCTGTGAATGTAATTTTTACAGGTTCGTCTGTATTTAATAAACCATTTAATTCGTCTATCCGTTTTCTTAGTTCAAAAAGAGAGACTCCCTTAAGAGAGAAATCTACTTCTAATACTCTCTTGGGAGTCCTTTTATCTAAAAAATATGAACCAGGGCGGTGAGGTACTGTTAATTCGTTAATTTCGTCACTTAAAATTCCGCGACCTCTTATATCATTAACCATAAAAAAACCTTGATCGTAGTTCTCCTCAAAATATTTCTCCAAATCTATCCCATTAAAAACTAGCAAGCTACCGCCCTCCTTTAAAATACTTCTCTACGTCTTTTAACCGCTTCTTGCTCACCAGTAATATCATCAACAAATCTTGCAAACTCCTGCTTACCTATTTGTATGTTAATATTCGCCGGTTCCTTATTTCTAGACGGTTGGTTTTCGTATTGACTCGGCTTATACATGCTTGGTGTAGGTTTAGCCGAACGGTAAACACCTAGTCCGTTAACACCTCTCGGTATGGAAGCACCTGTATCCACCGCTAACATTTCCGGCTTCATCCAATCAGACATTTGCTGCGTCGTACGTTGCACCGAGCTTTTCATTCCGTCAACCCCGTTAATCCACCCCTGCATCATGTTTACACCAATCATGTCGCGCATCCAACGAGAAGGTGAGTGAATTGAGAATAGCCCAGTTAATTTATCCTTAATACCGTTACCGATTTCTGTAACTTTGTCCCAGATACGACTAGCCATCGAAGTTATACCATTTAACATACCTTCCATGATGTTCTTACCGATATCCATTAGGTTTATCCCTTTTAAGAATGATATTATGTTATTCCATATGTTCGAAATTGCATTAGACATCGCGTCTAAGATACTAGACGTTGCGGAACTAGCTGCATTCCAACCCGCAGAAATGATATTTCCAACTGCTGAAATTACTGATGAAATTACATTACGAATTCCATCAAATATAGATTTGACTACATTCCATACCGCATTTAATACGCTAGAGAAAATAGATTGGACTAAATTCAACCCGTTACGTACAATTACACCTATTAAAGAAATCGCTCCATCGATAATGCTTTTAATCAACGACATAACATTTGACGTAATTCCCTTAACCGCATCCCATGCGCCGCTCCAATCACCTTTCAATATAGACGTAAATAGTTTGATAATGTTCGTGATGATGCCGATAACAGATTTAATAATACCCATTACCGCTGGGAATACGGCCTGCACAATTTGTAAAATGAATTGAATCGCTGGAATTAATACGCCTTTAATAATCTCGGCTGCACCTTGTAACAATGCTGAAATTATAGGGATTACAGCCTGAATAATTGCTTGAATTACCGGAAAGACCTCTTGCACCGCTTGTAAGATAAGCGGAACTACAGTCGTAGCAATTATCGTTATAATCTCACCGAACAACTTAATAATTTCTATGATTATAGGAATAGCCGTCTCAATAATCGATTGAATGATAGGAAATACCTCTTGAACAACCGAAAGTATGACCGGTATCATCTCTTGCGCTACAATTACAAGAATTTCACCGAAAGTTTTTATAAGCATTACCCATATACCAACCGATGTTTGGATAACGTTTAATATTGTCGGGAACACTTCTTGTGCTACTTGTGAAAGCATCGGCATTACTTCAGCCGCTAATTCTGAAAACATTTGAGATAACTCCTGGACTACTTGCGTAATTGCAGGCATGATTTCAATCGTTGTTTCAGCGAATAGTTTCATTAGATCCGTAACCATAGGCATTATTAATTGAATGTTTTCTCCGAATAACTTAAATAAGTCCATTGCTACCGGCATTACTTGTTTTACAACGTCTCCAAAAAGACTCATAATAGTCGTTCCTAATTCACCAAATGCCGCACCTAATTCTGCAAATGCTGGCTGTAGCGATGCGAAACTTTCCATGATGACTTGACCGGTCTTTTGAAACTCCGGTGCTAACGGCGCGAATGCATCAATAAAACCTTGTGCTAATGAAGTAATTATCGGCATAATTACGGAAGCAACCGTGCTAAACACACTTTGAATTGATTCCCACGCTGACATTAATGCTGCTTTTGCCTGATCATTCGTATTCACAAGTTTAAAAATCGTAGCACCTAATGAAGCAACAATAGCGATGACCCAACCGATAGGACCAGACACGCCTAAAAACGATAATCCTAAACGTACAATTAATGGTGTTAGTGTAGCGATTGTGTTACCGATTGATGAGAACGATGCTTTTATAAAATCTACAACTGGTGAAATCGCTGCTCCCATACCCGAAAACTTAGCGGTTAATCCTTCAATAGCTGAACCGAAAGCTCCACTTATACTCTGACCGATACCGCTTAGCTTAGCGGTTACGGAACTAAAAAAATTACCTATCGCAACGCCCATCGCTGTAAATTTAGCGGGGATTGTTGCAAGATACGCACCAAATGAGTCAAATGCCGCTTTCATAGATTCCACGGCTGATATAGTTGTAGTTTTAATCGATTCCCAAGCGCTATTAACAGCGTTACGGAACGCTTCGTTATGTTTATATAGCTGGACGAGTGCTGTTCCTAGTAGAGTTAATATCGCGATAGTTGCGCCGATAGGTCCCGTTAGAAATGTGAAGGCGGCTCGTAATCCTACCATTGCTGCACTTGCAAGTTTGGCGACCATGGCGCTTTTACCGAGCCAACCGACTAACGCACCAAACGCTGTTATTGTGGCTCCTATACTACTAATAAAAACTCCTAGCACCGCCATGAAGACTGTAAATACTGAAACGGCTGTAGCTACTGTAGCAATCACTGTTTTCATCGTTGGAGATAATCCATTAAATCCATCAGCTAATTTCTTAATAACGTCAGCAACAACCGAAATTGCAGGCGCTAAAGCATCCGTAAATGCACGGGCCGCTACATCAATAGACGACTGCATCTTAACAATTGCACCTGCCCAACCTTCAAGCATTGAGTCCGCTGCTTTTTTCGAAGCGCCATCGGATTTAATGAGAGATTGAGTTAATTTATCGATTTTCTCCGGACCTGCTGAAACAAGCGCCATCATACCTGAAACAGCTTCCGTACCGAAAATCGTAGCCAGTGCTGCACCTTTTTGAGCGCTTGTCATTCCGTCCATACCTTTTTGTAATTCACCGATAATTTGAGAGAGTGACTTCATATTACCGCTACTATCAGTCGTAGTAACGCCTAACTCTTTCAACATATTTGCCGCTGCTTTCGGCGGTTTGACTAAACGGAGCATTGCCGATCTTAACGCTGTACCGGCCGTCTCACCTTTGATACCAGCATTAGACATGATACCGACGGATGCTGCAAGTTCTTCCATAGAGATACCTAATTGTGCTGCCGGGCCTGCTGCGTACTTAAATGCGTATTGCATATCGTACACACCTGCTGCTGTTGCGTTCGCAGCTTGTGCGAGGACGTCCGCTACGTGTCCACTATCTTTCGCCTCCATACTAAACGCATTTAATGCGGAAGTTATCGTATCGGCTACCATACCTAGGTCTTCACCGGAAGCTGCTGCTGCTGATAGAACACCTGGTAATGCATCAGTCGCTTGAGCCGCTTCGAAACCTTTCGCACCTAGTTCCGCATACGCAGCGGCTACTTGTCCTGTTGAGTAAACGGAACTAGTAGCCATTTCTAAAATATCTTTCTTTACTTGTCCATACGCACCGCCTGTAAGTACGGCCGCTTTTCTCGTTTGTTGCTCGAACTCCATCGAGTTTTTAATCATACTTCCGAAAGCTTTACCGGAAGCATAAGCGAGTGGTGCGAAAGCCGTCGTCATATTTTGACCTACTGACTGTATCTTACGTCCCATCTCTTGTGCCTGATTACTTACATTCTGAAACGTTCGTTGCCAACCTGACATATCAGGCGGTGGTGGAGGTGCGGGTCTAGGTATCGGTGGTATTGTCGGCATAGTTGGTGCCGGTATAATTATCGGTTGACTTACTGCTTGCTGAAAATTGCGCCAAAGTTGTGTCGCTTGTGTCAAACTACTCCTTAAAGACGATATATCCGCTAGAAGTTGTACCTCTACTCTGTTTTGACTAATAACTATTCACCGCCCTTTCCGTTTTGACGTAACGCCCGTTCGATATCATCGAATAAAGACTCATTGGCGTGAATTTTTTTCGTAAGTTGCTCACGCTCTTTTTCTCTCGCTTCTAACATTCGAGCATTTTCAGGACGCTTGTATATGTCATCTAAACTCTTAACCTTATCATTTTGTGCATTTCGGTAAAACAAAGCTTGAACACTAGCAATTTCATAGGTATCTAGTAGACGCTCGCGGTATCCGGTAAGCATAATGTGGTATTCTTTAATACTTAACTGTTTTGATTCAAGCGTTGACATTCCGAAATATCGAAAACAATCGGCCTGTAAATCATCAACGTTTATTCGTACAGACTCTCGAACGCTTTCTTCTGATTCTCGCCCATGCTCGCTAGTAATTTGTTCACTGTTTTCTTGAAGAAAAAACTATTTAGAACTACCGCCTTATTTACTTTTAAGATGTCATCAAAAGATAACTCCTCAGACAGTAATTGACGTTCAATTTCTTCCTCAATATCTTTTCGTGTAATACCTTCTCCTGTATGGATCAACGCGTAATAAATTACATCAACGAAATCTTCAAGACCGCCTTGCATCGCTTTTTGGACAAACTCAAAAGGACCGCCGTTTCCATCGATTAATTTAATTGCTTCAAATCCGTATTTCAGTTCATGTTCTTTCCCTTTTACTTCAAAACGTGTATATGTTTTAGCCATCTATAAAAACCTCCGTTAATTTTTATTTTCGAAATCAAAAAAGACGAGCACTTAAGCCCGTCCTATCTATGCGCTGGGTTTATCCGCGATATCTCCGTCAGGAGCGCCTGGTGGAACCGTTGTGATCTTACCTACGGACAACCCACCGTTTAATTTTGCTTCGATGGAGTACTTCGAGAACTCTTCGTTTTCGTGCGAAAGCTCAACGCTACTTAACATGAACGTACCACTCTTCGATTTGTACTCGCCCGCTTTTACGCTTCGTAATGAAACCTCGTGAATTTTAACGAGTTTCTTATTCGTAATTGCTTCCTCGATGTAATCAAGCGCCTCGTCACCTTCTGTACTTACGCCCTCGATTGATACCGATTGTGTTACATCTCCGTAGTCAGAGCCGCTTTTATCTTTCGTTTTCAGCTCGATTTCGCCCGCTTCGATAGAACGTGAGCCTGACGTTTGGTTAAATAGTCGAACTGTTTTACTAGCGCCTTCTGTCTGTGGAATATCGATTAAATATAACGTTTCTTTACCCTTAAATTCCGGTGAACCTGCCATTTAATTTCCTCCCTAGTTTCGTATAGTTATCGTGATAAAACTGTGGTGTTTCGCCGTTACTTGTGTTCCATCTTCCTGAGGAATTGGTTCGAACGATGATGCTTCCGCATATAAAAAACCGACTAGTGTAGGCGTTTTCGAACTTGTGTCGTACAAGTCGATAGGTCGCCTTTCTAGTCGGTCGATAATTCTATCTTGTATTTCATTTCGGTTTGATACTGTATCGGAATACACTCCGATTTGTATTAGATGGTTTCGTGCGTAATTATCCTTTGAATACCTGTCGATTGTTCCCGTTAAAGATTCAATCGTTAGAAACGGCTTTGCTTTTCCAGTTATAGAAACACCGTCATATACCCAAGTAGTAGGTGCAAATTCATCTAATAATTTCTTCAGCGAGTACATTACGTCATTTACTGTATACATCGTTATAAACCTCTCGCTGTTCGTTGCACCGTTTTTTCCAAGTCAGAAACTAACGGTTGCTCGCCTTCGAACATTGTCTTACGCATGAATCCTTTTTTCGTTTTATGTGTGTATTCTTGAACGGCTGCGTATTCGACATCTGAACCGTATAACCACCCCGTTTTATCTCCATTGAAAGCTTTCACACTTGGCGGAATACTTCCCGCTAAATTACCTGATTCAACAGGCGCTCTGTTAGAGGCTGTGTTTGCTTGTAATCTTGCATGCTTTTCTACTGTATTCGCAACAGGTGTTTTATAGCGATCAGGATTATTCATACGGTAAATGTCTTCAATTCCTTTAATTCTCGCACTGACTTTCATTAAATCACCCTCTTTACGACTACTTCTCGACGATTGACTCCACCTAAACCTCGTTCATCAACAAGCATGATTACGTATTTGATGCCGTTTCTTTCGAGGTACTCGACGTTTTTCAAATCGATATCAAGACGGAAAGTAACGAGTGCTTCACCTTCTTTTACGTCAGTACCTGCGAATTTCACGTTGTCTTCAAGCGTGAATTTCTCCCAAACAACTTGTACGGTTTCGCTTAAAAACACACCGCTAATTACTTCGCCTGTAATCGGGTCTTCTTCCGTAGTGCCTTTTCGCCATAGGATAATAGGTTCACGACGATTCTGTTCGATTAATTCACGATTGGCTCGAATTTGTTCGATGTCTTTTTCGGTTAACACTTGTTACACCTCCTCACCGATAATGAAATTTAAACGAGAAGAACATTGCGGATGCGGATTTATCAATTGCGCTAGTAAACTTTCCGAAATCTTTTTCGGATATCTACCCGGGCCTAATCCGTAAGCGTCACGTCTAGCTAACTTGTAACACATATGCTTTGAGTGATATCGGTGTCGGTGTCCGTTATCGATTAACTTGTAACCTGTAACAATATCGCTTTCGTTTCCGTTATAAATCGTAGCTGCTCGGTGTGTGTTGTTACTCTCCGTAATTGCTACACGTTCGATTTTCCATTTCTCGTTATCGTGTACTTCTCGTATTTTCTGAGAGATTGAACTAACACTTTCACCTTTAAGTACAGCCGGTCGTATAACCTTCGCTAACTCTGCACGCATGTCACCCGCTAGATTCCACACTCGGTCAGACAGTATTAAACCGTCCTCACCTCTCCGCTTTAGCATGTATCTCACGATATCCTTATTTACGGAATCTACAGCCGTTACGTTTAACGGAGTCTCTGCAAGTTTAGAAGTCGTCCACTTCACTGTATCATTTATCATTTTTTCGAATGACGCACCCGCTTGCTTACGGAACTCCTTTTCGTAATGGTCTAAATCCCGTAATAAAGCGTTTAGTCTACCTCGTTTAATTACACCGTCTTTTTGGTAGTCGTTAATTAAATCCAATAAAAAAAGACGGATTAGCATAATAGCGCCAACCGTCTCTTCTACTTGTTTTTCGTTCTCTTTTTCGTATTGCTTCGATATTTTATCAAGCGCTTCGTCAAATTCATTTTGTAACTCGCTCACGAAACTACCTCCAATCTGCCCTCTTTGCAAATGTCTGACTAGCGCCTTTGCCACGTCTATATTTTCGATATTGTTTACGTGCGTCTGCTGCTAGTCTTTGATAATTTGCGAAGATCATAGATTTGTCAACAGCTTCTTCGCCATCAGTGTATTTAAAAAAGCGAGCCGAATCCGCTGCAATAACTTCATAAGCGAATGTGAGCGCAAGATAAAATACCGCATTAGCGTTATCCTCTTCGGTAAAATCTGATTCAACTAAAGCTTCGGCTAGCCAAGCGTCAATGTCAGTCGACGTAACGCCTGAAACCTTTGATAATCGAGACTGCAATCGTTCTGACACCGTCATTTGGCGTCACCTCCGTTATTCTGATTTTTTAGCTGTCGACTTACCTCGTGATTTTGGTCTCATCTTTTCATCCGGCACATCTACTCTCTCAATAAAAGGAGCTTTTTCGCCTAGATATTCGATTTCTACTTCATCATGTGTTACGTAAAATCCTTGTGAGTCGAACTGAATATGAAATTTCGGACGAATTACTTCATAGTTTGGTAACGTTTTGTATTTAGCCATTAGCTCATCAACCCCGCAGTTTTAAGTTTCGTAAGTAGAGCGTTAAAATCTGTCACAAGACTAGCAACATCAGTCGCGGTACTATTCGCTTGTGAGGCCGCTTTGCTTGCGGTTAACTTTGCGTCAAGTGAAGTCTGTAGACTCGTTACGTTAGCGATTGTGTGATTATGAGTAGAAGGTGGAAATACGCTGGGTTTACCGTCGATATCTGACCAAGTCACAGTTATCGCACCGCCCGAAGACTCTTGTAAAGCCTTTATAATCTCACCCAACTTAATGTCGTTAGCGACTGGCATCGATACATTTAGACGCTTCACTTCGTTTTCTGAAATAGGCATTTATCGTACTCCTTCCAAGTAAATAAAAAGGCGGTTTATAACCGCCCATAATTATGCAACCGTCTTAGAAATACCGCTAAGAACTGCGATGGATTCTTTTGCATTCTTAATTTCGAAACCAAGTTCTCCACGAATTACACGAGAGAAGTAGTCTCCGCCAGGTAACGTTGCATCTTGGTCATAGATCGGAGTTAAATAACGAACTTTAATGTTATTAGTATCAAGTAATAACGCACGATCTTTCGGCATGTTTTGATCAACTACGACACTAGAAATTGCACCGCCTGGTAAATCAGAAACGAATGATAAGATTTGGTAACCTGCTGCTGTGTCTTGACGAGTCGTACGTACAGTATCTCCACCTAATTTGGTAATTTGGCGAGCAACGTTTGGAGCGCATAAGATTGTATTCGCCGAACCACCTCGTACAAACACTTGCTCAACTGCATCATTTAAGGATTTAGCATCGATTTCTTTACCACCAAATTGTTGAACGTGTGAACCCTGTTCATTAGCGAAGGCAAATAAACCACCTGTTGAGCGTGGTTGTTGTCCTGAACCGATATATTTACGTCCATAGATCAGTGAATTGTTAGCTTCACGAATTAATTCTTGTAATCGTAAGTTAACTTGATAATCTAACTCGTCCTCTACGCCGTAAGTATTGACTTGTTGTTGTGTACGAGATACAGAAGCGTATCTAGAGAAGATTTGCGAGAAGTTGAACGAAACTAAACGGTCATTAATTTCATTTTTACGGAAAGTATCTTCGCCTTCAGGACGTGGTCTCGCGATTACTTTTAATTCTGCTTTAGCTGTAATTGCTTCAGGTGTTGTAGCATCATAACCACGTTGAACAGTGATCTTATTTGCTAATTCATCCACTGATACGACACGTAATACCTCAAGACCATTTTGTACTAATGCATTTTCTGTAAATTTACGTGCCTCACCTGCTTCTAAGACCAATTCTGTTACATCTGCTGCTGCGGCTGTTTTAACGATACCTGTGTCACTATTTAAATAATCGTTCTGCCATTCGAATTTTGTTTGGGTAAGTGCTTCCCCCGCTCCAATAAGACCGAATAATACCGGTGCTTTCGTAAGAATTAAGTCTACATTCGCCTGCATTTGACGAACCTGTTGTTGGAAATTATAAGTATTTGCTACTGCCATGTTTAATAGCCTCCTAATTGTTTTTTAATATAAAAAAGCCGTCGGTTTGGAACCAGCGACTGATCTACTTCTTCGATTTTAATTCAAGTATTTTGTTGTATAATTGAGTAACCTTACCAGCAAGCTTTGGATTTTTTAACGCTTCAGTCTTCGTTTCTGTTAATTCTTTTTCTAACGCTGTTAATTCGTTGGCTTTCGGATTGGTTACAGGATTAGAACCGCCTGACGCATCTACTCCGATTATTTGTTTGAACATCCACGGCTTACTTGCTTTTAAAGACTCGACTGCTGACTCTACGCCTTGGATGTTTCCTTCTTCATCGACATTAATTTCCGACTTATCCAATAGCGCCAATACATCGTTTGGATCATTTGCATTCAAAGAACGTGCAACACTTTTAATTTCCGTATTCAAGATTCGAGCGTTTGCCTTTTCTTGTGCTTTCTGTGCTAATTCCGAAGCTTCAATCGCTTTTTTAGCCGCTTCATCTTTTTCAGCTTGTAAACGTTCCACTTCAGTCATTTCTTGTTTCTTTCGTTCTTCTTCCGCTTTCTCAAACGCAATTAATTTCGCTTTAATGTCGTCGTAGTCTTCGTATTTTTTGCGCTCACGTTCAAGTCGTTTAGCAACTACTTCATCGACCTGTTCTTGTGTAAGAGTTTTCGTATCTTCCTTTATATCCGTTACGACAATATCCTCTTTTACTACTTCACTCATGTTATTGCCTCCAACCGTTTTAAGCCCATCGGCTATGGTTTTATTCATCCGAAAGTTTAATGCCATTCCGTAAGGCCTATTTACATCACTCTTTATAAGGGTCCTGTGTTTGTCTTTTAAGTTGACGTTCTTGAATAATCTCCATAAACTTCTGTTCTGCATTTTCTTTACCACTTCGTGTAATAGCACCTTTAATGGATTCAATTTCGTTGGATATTTCTTCTCCTAGCTGTTCTATTAGTGCTTTTTGATCTTGCGGTAAAGGTAATCCGAAAATAATCTCGCTAGAGTAATAGTCGTCTATCTTTGCAAGCATTTCCTTATCGTACTTAAAACGTGGGTGCTCTTGTCTCGCTTTCATATATCTAAGGATATATTCGTTTAGTGTCTGCAAACGTGATTGCCATATTACCCATGAACGTTGAGTCTTCGATATAATCGAGCTAAACATAAGCTGAACAGCCATATCGTTAATACCTCCGGTGTTCATGTCGGCTGTATTTACGATTGGTACCTCCGCTTTTTCATGTAGTCGTTTTTGCAAACGGTCAAGATACGCTTCAATCGTTTCTTTAAACTTAAATCCGCTTTCTAACTTACTTGCACTCGGTACTCCACTTTCTTTATCTCCATCACCGAGATTCCATTTCGCACCTGGAGCGATTTGTAACGGATTCTTCGGGTCCTCTTCTACATTAACAAGTAGATTGATCGCGAACATCTCAAAACGAATCGCGTCCGAGTAATCTGACATCTTACGGTCAATCTCTTCCGACAGTTCAATCGTTTTTTCTAATTCACTGTAACCGGTAGTTCGACCGCTTAGTTTCTCAGTAGGAACGTGTACTACCGGAATAAAATCGAGGCCCATTGATGAACGCTCAACCCTCGACTCCTGTACGTTTAAATCTCCGTCATGGACAGCCTCTTCTATTTCGCAATCATATTTTCCAGCTTCTTCGTGCCAAACTAAGTAATACGAGAGTTTCCACAAACGCGTTTGTTCATCGTCAAGCCATGCAATGAAATGTACAGCATCTAACTGATCCTTATCCCATTCGTTGTGTACCGCAATGACTTCCGTAGATGGATGCCAAATGATTTTAAACTCTCCACGTCGGTTATCGAAATGAATACGTGCGTAAACACCCGTTCTAGAAATCGAACGGTCTTTTGCTGCGGCTAACAGCTTTTCGTGCATTCGATTATCATCCCATACCCACGTTAATAACCGCTCTTTTGCTTTTGCTCGACTATTCTCCGCTTGTTGTTCATCACTAGGTGTATAACCTGGTTGAATCATTAGTGCTGGGTCGTCTAAGACATCGGGTGGGACTGTTACTTTCGGTTCCTTCTCGAATTGCCAAGCCGCAATCGTATCGACTATCTTTCGTGGATAATTAAGTTCTAATTTTGTAGGCTCATAATCCAGTTGTGACGGCTTTGTATAATCAGACCAAACATTCAAGTCTCCGTCATATCGTCGATATAGCCTGATTTCATCAAGGATTCTTTGCCATTCGGTGTCCCCTAATGCTGTACGTATAGGGACGACATATTCGATGGGATTCATTAGATTCCTATCAGGGAAAATTCGCATAAGTTACCTCCTTTCTTTAATATCGATAGTTACCGGCGTTTCCTGCTTTTCTTTTACGTCCTTTGTCCGTAACTGAAACGGCCATTTCTAAACTATCAGGTAAATCGTCATGCATGTTTGTTCCATAGTACTGAAACTGTTCGAGTAGTAGCGAGTGTCTTCTATCGAACTGGATTTCTCCGTTTTCTATCCTTGGCAACAACGCCTCTAAGCGTAACTCTTTTCGAGAACGTTGCTTAATTTTGAATAAACGGGTCGTGGCCGGATAACCTTTTTTGATTAACCGTTTAGAAAGCATATCCGCAAAGAATTCTTGCGCTGCCTGAGCTTCGACGGCGATTATATCCGGACGAAAATGAAGAACTTTATCAACAATAACTTTCATAAACTTGTCGGGGTGTAATCGTTCGCCATACGAATCGATAACGTAAATTGTATCCGTCTCTTTATGCTTGGCTACGATTGAAATTGCGGAATAATCGCCTCGTTCTTTTCCCATCGCTAAGTCAACTCCGATGGAGACGAAGTACTCTCCGCTAAGGAAGTTTCGGTTTATTTGTTTATCATTCCAGTAATTGAAATTATCGGGATTGAATACCATTACTTCCTCATCAATAGGATTGTTCTGTAGCTCGGTGTTAAACGCTTTGCTACCGTTATCCCATTTGAACTTCATTAATTTAAATACCGGCTGTACTTCTTCCCAAAGTACCTCAACACCTTCAACCATTTCGTCATGATTAGCGGTGAAAAATAATTCGGCGTCTCTTGCTCTCGATTTATTCTCTCGATCTTTATAAATACGTTCACATTCCGCCCATAAATCTTGTCTAGTAGGCGGGGTAATTAGTGCTCTGTATTTACGAGATTCAAAATCGGAACGTCGCTCCATAATATCAATTAATAAGGATTGCGGATGGACTGTCGTACCCATAAATACGATTGCTGTTCGTTTACCTTCCGGATCACCTAACGGAATAACTACCTGAGCGAACCAATCCTTTAATTCCTGGCGTAGTTGAGCCGTATTAGTATTACGCTTATCTTCCAGGTCATCACACACGATTAAATCTGGACGTTTACCGTTCCAGTTTCGCCCACGTAGTGCTTGTCCAGTGGAAGCTGCTTGTACTAATGTTAGTAATTTCTTATCGTCTTTTCCTTTCGGTTCCCATGCGATAAACTCTGACGTATTGTCGCGTGGGTTCATCTGTTGCTTCGTGTGCAACAACGGTCCGAAGTCTCGTCGTAACTTATCATTCGATTGCAACTGAAGCTTAATCCACTCTAAGTTAGCGCTAGATACTGAAGGAGTTTCCGAGATTAATATGATGTAGGCTCTTTTCCGGTAACAAATTTCATGAATCGGAAAAGCCTTCGATAAGTAAGATGATTTTGCATGCGAACGAGGTGCGGCAACTGCTACGCGCTTGTTAATTTCCTCGTTAGATACTACGTTCATAATTTCGCAAATCTCATCGTGGAAATTCGGTGCGTATTCCGTAATGTTATCTAAATCATAACCATCCGGCACTTGAAATTCTGGTATCCAGTTACCGGTGTTTTCTTTATTTCGATTCTCTCCGAAATAGTTATAAGCGAAGAAAAGTAAATCCGTTTCCCCTCGGTTTATATCTTGGAGACGGTTAAACTCGTTGATATACGTTTTAAGCTCGAACTTTTCATCGTCAGTAAGTTTGTGTCGGTTACGTACCCTAGGTACGATGTACTTTCGTAATTGATTTACTTTTTCTAGACGTTCTTTTCTATCAAACCATTCTCCGTTGATCCAAGCGATATTAACCGTCTCCTTTCGTAATTAATAATTGACTATGGAAAATTTAACCTTTATACTGAAAGTAACAAAACGAGATTACATTAATTTGGGGGTAATACATATGTCCGGTGTAGTTCAACCTATCCGTTCCAAACGGGATATAGATAAAATGAAAAAAGCGCTAGCTGGAAAGCCGCGCGATCTATTACTTTTCATATTCGGAATAAACTCCGCGTTACGTATTTCCGATATATTGAAACTCAAAGTCAGAGATGTACGTGGTAAGGAATCTATATCGCTAAAAGAAACAAAGACTCGCAAATCCAAACGATTCCATCTAAACGCATCCATAAAAAAAGCTGTCGCGGAATTAATCCCATCAACGGCTGACGATAACGATTGGTTGTTCCCTTCTCGTAAAGGTGATAAGGCAATCTCTCGGATCCAAGCGTATAGAATTTTAAATACTGCGGCTGATCGTGCCGGACTTAATATCGAAATTGGTACGCACACATTACGAAAAACTTTTGCATTTCACGCGTATAAGAACGGTACTGATTTAGCGTTACTGCAAACGATACTAAACCATTCAAGCCAACGAGAAACACTCGTATATCTCTGTATCGAACAGAAACAAATCGACGATGTTTATATCGAAATAAACTTGTAAGGACTGCGTCTTGACGACGTGGTCTTTTTCGTTTTACACTTGCGTAAAGCCAAACGTTATTTTTGATACGCGGATTTCTCTCGTACCTGACGGGCCTTGTTCAAAAAACCATCCCCCGCCCCTTTTTCTATCCCGTATATTTTATGCACCTTTCCGAATATCTAATGTAACAGAATCATCTTTTGTTACATTCACGAACGAGTCAAAACGTTATTATATCAACGTTTGTACAATTATTATCGTTTATTTATCCGTTAGTTATTTTATGCATGCGTAGTATCAACGTTTCTAGCGTTCAACACATCGATATACATTGCATAAGAACTTGCATAAAAGTATGGACAAAAGCTGAAAAGTTTCAGGGCTATCTCCATCTAAAGAGAGCGACTGACCTACGGTAAACCTTCGTAAAGAATCACCTCATAATATCCTGACGAGTTTCTTCCTATTATATAGTCGCTATATAATCGACTACTTTACGTTGTCGCTACTCTCTTCATCAATACGCTCCGCAAACGATGCAATCTCTTCGTCTAATTCCTCGTAATTAATCTCACCTGTCTTAGCTTTCGTTTCTACCTCTACCTTATCGGTAAGCATACCGTTAATCTGTAACGCTAACTTCGCCATAGCCGCATTACCATCTCGAATAGCAATCTCGGATAGTGATGCGATTAAATTAGGTAACTGGTCCTGGCTATTCCGTACCATTTCCTTCTTTAACTCTCGTTCGAATAACGGGTCCTTACGCCAGTTATGAATCGACTGTCTAGATACACCGCATATCTCAGCGATCTCATCGTTTGTCTTACCGCCTTTATTCGGTAATGCTAACCATTTAATAGCGGTTAAATGTTCCGTGTTTAATCGTTTTAACGCCATTTGAAGTACCTCCTTTCCGTTTATAATAGGTTCAGTTTAGACCGCATATTATCGTTAAATGAACGTATATTATTACGCCTAAAATAACGTTAGTAAAATAGAAAAACAATAAGACCTTGCATCCGCCTTTTCCGCTTCGCTCCAAAGTCGTCTGCCACTATCTTTTAATTACTTCACCGATAAAGTATCTATTATCGATAATATATTTAATAAGTATAGTAGCGATGAGTGGAGGCGATAGCCGGAACCGAAGTCGCAAGGTTTTGTTTCTCTTTCTTCTGTATTAAATACGTAACAAGATAAAGAGAAGAAAATCGCCTAAAACCACCTCTAACCGTTGTGGCTCTAAGGTTCAAGACGACTTCAATAGGTATCGTTTTCGTCACACGTCATGGGGTAATAGGTATCGTTTTCGTCACACGAGAAATTCGATAGTTTCCTTTTCGGTCACCTATGTTGTCAAAACGATACCTATTTGCGTAGTTTCGCTAACTCCTCGAACTGTTTACGAATAATTCTCGTATACTCATCTTCGCTATCTTTACGGAACATAATATCAGGGTGCACTAAATACGTCTCTGAACGATGTGCTCTTTGTTGCATAATGACGCCTGCATTCCGTAAATGTACCATTAACCTCGATACTGTTTCCGGTTCATGTCCGATCTCACTTGCTAGGCCATCACGATTCAAATGCTTGATTTCCTTAGCGTCCTGTTCATTCGGATTGCTACATAAGTAATACGTTTGAAAATGAAAGAACGGTAGAATCTTATACAGTAAACCGACTTCATTTAAATCGAGATCAGCTACGATTTCTTGCGTTTTCACCTGGTAGAGTTTCGTAAATGACTCGCCATCCTTAACGTCGCCCATCGTATGAAAGTTAGCACTGATAGAATAAACGTTACTACGCCCTTCTTTTAAAACGTGAATAACGCTTAACTCCTCTAAGCGAGTCAATATCTTAGTAGTAGCGACTTTACCACGCTTAAATATGCGCTGGATGTCCATTTGTTTTAACGGCTTACCGTCCTTAATTAATTTACCGTCACTTTTAAAACGCAAAAAAGGCAAGAGCTTTATAATCGCTCCTGCCTCTGTTAATGTTAATCCCGTAATGACTTCTCGGATTGGATCGTGATAACTTGCTACCCAATTCTTACCTCGTGATATTAAACGATATTGCTCCTTTTCGATAGCACGTTTATATCCTTCGGCTTGCTTACGGTTAACTAAACTATATTCTTGTGTACGGTCTTCACCGGTAGTTACATCAATAATTCTTAAAGTAGACCCCATATTTTTCCCTTTCCCCTTCCGTTATAAATACGAAGGGTGGACGGAGCTTACCCGTCTCATTCATTTCCCTTTATAGAACCGTTATCGTGGATTAACCGCTTGGTCTGTAGTAAGCTTCCGTATATTTGGAAGTCGAATAATATTCCACGAGGGGTTCATAACGTATAGGTAACTGAGAGGGTAAAAGTTAGTAGTAAAAAAGAAACAAGGCTTAGTTTCCTTGTTTCTTACTGTTGTTATTTCTTGTCATATATGTAGTTGTATTTTCGCTGAATTTATCTCTTGTTACTTTAGTTGTTCCTACACCCTTAATAGTTTGAGTCTTTCCGTTTTGTACAATTCCACGAAAAGAAGGAATTTTATTATTATCATTTGACAAACCTAATCACCTCCTCAATTATAAAATGTATTGCAAACATGATAAATCCGCAAGTCATAAAATTCAAACCTATACTATATAGTTTCATTTTAAACTCTAATTTTTCTCTATTCAGAGCAACTGCATCATTATATGTCCCAGCTACAGTTAGTTTAGCATCGTTCTCTTCCCTCTGTGCAAAGTCTTCCGTTACGATGTTCTCTATACCAACTTGGTCGTACTCACCAGTTTTTATAGATCTTAAAAAATATATAATACTAATAGTAAAACATATAAAAATTGTTAACTTAAACACTCCTGTATAAATTCCATATGAAATTTCTTTGATTGGAGGTTTAAACGAGCCTAAATAAGTTAAGTATGCCCCAAATAAAACACCAACGAAGGCTAAGGTAATGTTTGTTTTGGCTTCAGCCTGTTTAAATCTTTCTGCTTCTTCGTCATATACAGCCTTTGCAGCGTCTAAAATCACATCACAGGTACCACTATTAAAAGTATTTTCATTTTGTTCGCACATATCTCTTCCCCTAACAAATAAACAGGATAAGTATCCCTTTATTACTATAAAATCCCTAACTCTATTAATTATATTTATAAAATCAAATCTTGTCTAGTACAATTACTACGTAAAAAATAACCGCCATCTCTGGCGGCCTTATTCGTCTTCATTCGCAGAATTATACGGCTGGTATTTCTCCCGTAATGCCACTAACTCCTTACGTTTCTCCTCGACATCTGCACGTAAAAACAAACTAACCTTGTCCAACTTTTTCACAGGCGTTATCTTCCCCTGCTTAATTAACTGACTCATACGCGCACGTGTTATGCCTAATATTTCGATAGCTTCAGGAGCCGTAAGAACTTCATTACGTATGAAGTCCTCTACTTCCTCGCGTGATTTTAAATCGTACCTCACTTACGTTTACCTCCCACTAAATCCTTAACGACTACTACGATTGTTATTATTATCGCGATCATCGTTACTACATCTGTAAATGTATTCTGCCACATTTGACGGATTCCAATAACGGCGAAACACATTAATATTAACGAAAAAATGAACGTTTTGTTATTCTTTTTCATTTTGTAACTAGACGTGTTATAATTTTATTGAGAAGCGAGCAACCAACTCGCTTCCCCTTGCTGAGTTCTTCGGTTATCTTACTCGTCGTCTTTTTTCGAAGCTTGCGCGACAACCCAAGCGATTGAAACGATGAAGTAGATAACTTGAAGAACTTTTATCATATCGTCTAGCATTTTCTCACCTCCTTATACTTATATTATACCAAACCTATTAACATATGTAAAGTGATCAAAGAAAATAAATTGGATTAAATTACAAAAAAAGCACCTAAAATAGGCGCCTTTTTAAATATGTGGTATTCTTTATGAATAATGTCTTTTCTTAAAAACCAAAGTACCTCAACGATTCTACCTTTACGTAGATAATTTCATTAACTTTTACAGCCTGATTACCAACTAGAATAAACTCATTTTCATTGTCTTGATTTTCTAAGAACTCTATTAATTCCGTTTGTATTTGCTCTTCTTTATCTTTCTCAGCTAAATCAATACGGTCTTCTAATTCAATATCCCTCTTTGTGCTTATGTAAATGTGGTATTGCATCTGTGGGTTTTCCGCTTGTTTAAGTGAAATTACATCTGTTAACTTTTTCATTTTTATTTCCCCCTTAATGTTTAAAATCCGAATTGTCAGTATCTTGATATTACTATACAATTCTAACATATGAATAAGCCATAAAAAAAGACCACCATATCGGCAGTCTATATCAACCCTTATTTCTATTGTATACATTCAACATACTTTACTTTTTGCGTATCAATACACATATTACCTTTCGTTTCATGAGCGTTTAATACGAAATATCTACCAGAAAAGAACGTCTTACACCACTCCGCAAAACTATCTTCACCAGAATACATAAGTGTTTTCGAAGTATTATCTTCAAAAGCTATTTTATTTGCATACGACTAGCTCCCTTCCATTATATACCCTAACCGCCTGCACCCGTGTAAACTCCCGATACACCTTTCGTCTCTCCTCGTTACTAGACTTCGCTTCCCTATCGATTTGCCACGTCTCTTTTCTTGTACGTTTCCTACGTACCGGAGGCTTGTAGTTACGTCTGTCTACTCCGTATTCCTCCGCTACTTTCATCGATACTTCTCCGCTCTGTCTTCTCGACAACTGATGCTCACTCATAATCGGATATTCTTCACGAGTCATTTTATCCGGGTGTGTATCGTGCAACTCCTCGTATAGCATCAAATCTGCTAATCGTTCAAGTTGTCTCGGTTCTGACCGTTCTCCCACCGCTTCCACATAAGCGTCTGTGAGCAATTTAATTTCCTTCGCACGTACATCTCTATTACTAATCGCGCTAGAATTGCTTTCTCGGAGACTAATAATTAGCGTATTTACGTACGTTTCAAACTGCGTCTTGTAATCTCCGTTGATATCGAATATATATTTCGTCTGTTCTCCCATTAAACGACCGCCTTCCTTTCCGTATTTACCACCGTCAATTTATAACCTTCATCTTCCCAGGCCCATCTTTCGAACACTGCCGCTATCTTTTGCGCTAACAACCGCTTATATAAATTAACCGTTGGTGCCGTAATACCAAGCGAGATTGCCACGTCCCGCTGTTTCATATCTTCGAAATATACTAACTGTAAGACTTGGCGCTGCCTATCCGTCAAGTCCGCTTTTGCAACGGCCGTCTCTAAATCGATTAGTATATCCGATGCAGCATAGTCGCCGTTAAATCTACGCTCTTGCATATACGGTAAATGCCGTAGTAATAAGTCGATTGATTTTGGATTGTCCAATGCGTAGCTATGTTCAATACGACGGTGTGCCGCTTCGTTATCGTATTTACTTACGCCCATTTACTCACGCTCCTTTTTCGATTGTTACATAACGACTGCCTATCTCGTTATGTAACAAGTATTTTAATAAGCGAGTGCCAATTGCTTCAATTACGTTAACAGTTACGGCGTTGCCCGCCATTTTATATAGCTGTGAGTTCGATATGCCAGCGCCAACTAACTTATCAAACTCGGAATCTGCAAAACCTTGTAGTCGGAAGCATTCCTTCGGAGTAAGTTTGCGTATTCTGTATGACGGTGTGAGTGTCGCTTGATTGCACGATGTCTCTAACGTTTGAGCGACACCTTTGCCGACGCGACCGCGTCGGGTTTTACTATTCGGAAACTGAACGTTGATTGAATCACCGACTTCTGCAATTGCGTAACCTTGCTTCGTTGCCTCACGGATTGCCACTCCATGTCTATCTTGTGCCGTTAATGTAAATGCAGGTTCATCGTTCTCTTTGAATCTGCGTCCGTTTTGTCGCTTCTCGATACGATCAGGTGTTAATACGGGACGGACTTCTTGAACAGCTATTTGTTTCGGCTGTTTGTAGTCCGTAGCGGTTAAACAGGAGCATAATCCTTCTGAATCGTATATATACCCTTTTTGTCCACCACTTCCACTATGTCCTAAGACTGCTATCTTCGGTTCCCGATGCCCTCCACCCATTGTTGTCAAAGTTGGCGAAATGCCTTCTGTTGCGTATACTCGTTTAATTGCGTCATGTCCATTTATATCGACGCGACCAATCATTTGCGGCTCAATAATTTTTTCGTCAGCAGACGTTCGAGTTAATGTAGGTGCCAAACCATCCACTTCGTAAAAACGCCCAGCTTTTTCGAATACGCCTTCTTTTTCGATGAACTCAGTTACTTGTGCGTCGTATTCGTCTGTATTAATATTTAATATTCCTTTTAAGTCTGACCAAATACCACCTGAAGGAATACTGAAACAACTATCCGTTCTAAACCAGTGCTCCACTTCCGTTACAGGTCTGTCTAATTCCAATGCAATAACTTTATTGGATTTATCTACGGACTTTTTAGAATTACGTAATAAAGTTTGCAAACCTTCAATATTTACTTTGTGTTTCCGCACAATGACCGTTTGTGTTAAATCGTGTGATTGAACTTGTGGTTCGGCGATATTCATTCGATCTAAAAATGTTGTCAATGCAACTGTATTACCTTCAGTGTCATATACTCTATCTTGCATTCTCGTCTGTTCACCAGTATCTACGTTTCTAGGGTTATAACACTTAATTTCATCTGTTATAGATGGACGTTGTCCCTCTAACTGCGCTACCAACTTAGCCGTCTTCTCTTTGCTAAGATAATAACGCTCGTCCACTTCGTCCTCTAAAATATCTCGTAATCTATTCGTTACAGTTTCTTGTGCAGGCCAATCGAAGTTGAACATCTTAACACCTTCGTACGAAGCAATACGTTTCTTACCTTTTGCAACTACGTTGTTACCTTCGATTTCCCACGGCTCTGATTCACCGTTAAGAACACCGACTATGAATATACGCTCACGGTTCTGCGGTACTCCGAAATACTTCGAATTTAATACGTTGAAATCTACCGTATATCCAATGTCATTTAACGTTTTAACAATCGTATCTAGTGTCTTTCCTTTATCGTGTGAAATAAGTCCTTTTACGTTTTCCAAGAGTAATAGTTTCGGTTGCTTTTCTTTAGCGATACGTGCAACTTCGAAGAATAACGTTCCTCGTGTATCATCGAATCCTAACCGCTTGCCCGCTACGGAGAATGCCTGACAAGGGAATCCACCGACTAAAACGTCATGATTCGGGACATCTCCCGCAGCGACCTTCATCACATCTCCGACTGTCTTGTGTCCATATAGTACCTCGTAAGCTTGGTTTGCGAATTTATCAATCTCGGAGGACATAACGCATTTCCCTCCGAGCCTATTTAGCGCCTGTTCGAATCCTCCTACGCCAGAGAATAGTGATATATATTTAAATGTGTTATTCGTCATAGAATCGCTCCTTATATTCGATATAATTAAAGACCTAATTCCGCAGCAAACTCACCCATATCAAATCCGACTAGCTCCTTACCACTAGGAAATACGGTTACAGGTGCACTCATGTATCCTTTGTCCGCCATCCAGGCTGCATGCGATGGGTCTTCGTCGATATTACGAGTTTCATAAGTTAGTTACTCCTGCGGCGTTTAACGCCCACTTTACTTGGTCGCAGTTCGGGCATGCGTTCTTTGTGTAAATAATTACATTGGTCATTTCGATTCCTCCATCGCTTTCGATTTGTACTCGTCTCGCTTTTGTTCAATAGTCATTGTCTTACCACCTAAATAACGCTTTGCTTTCTTTATGAACGTTATGAGTCCCTTGGTTCTTCCTTCATACCTTAACGATTGTTTCCATCTGTAGTGACGCATCGATTACTCCTCCTCGTTTTTTTTCTTACATGGGTATATACAAGTGAGAATTTTAATCTCCACACTATTTAAAAAATCCTTATAAAAATTTCCTAATACTAGCAAGAGCTTCCGCCATATTCTCCCTACTACTTACTGTCTGCACTCCGATATCTCGCATAATCACGTCAAACTGGTCGTACAACTGAATTAGCTCACCGTTATTATTAATCTCATAATTTACTTCGAAAGTATCGATATGACTTTCCGTTTCATGCGCCAGGTCCGCTTCGGTAAATATATCGCCAGCTTTTTCCGCCCTACCAATACGCAAGTCATCTGATGAGTTTACTCGGATAATCACAAAACCTTCGTCCTTAAGACATCGATACTCATTCGGTTGTCTCACTCCGTTTACTAACACTTTCGGCTTATGGTTCACTTTATTTAACGAATCCTCGAAGCAATATTCGTGTACTTTTCCCATCGTCATCTTCACCCAAATATCCGGATCAATCTCACGTAACCACTGTCCGAACTTTTGATAATAAGCGCGGGGTTTCGGGTCGCGTGGGATATGTGGAAGCAGTCGATGGAACTCGTCCTTCAACACCGCTGAGAAATCAAACTCTTTGAATCCGAAAAGCATCCAGGCGTAATGAGATAACTCCGTCTTACCACTTCGGGCTTTGCCCGTAATAGCGATTTTCTTAGCGTTACATAACACCATTAAAACACCTCTTTTCTTTGATAGAATCGATCCAATTCCTCGGCGATAGCTGCGGCAGGTTGTTGCTTTAACGATTCCTCTAGCGCTGATACTTTCTCGCCAAGGAATACGATATCTTCACGTACTAAACCTAACTGTTCGTCTAGGGCGTTTACACCACCAACAGCTTTCGATGCGCCACTACGTGCGGATTCTGCGATTTGTGAGAACGTTATGATATTACGGTGATTTTCTTCATTTCGTTCTCCTAGGTGTATTTGCTTCGTTTTAATACCGTCAAGTACATCAGATAAATAAGGAAAAGGGGTAGGTGTTTCACTTTCGATATGTTCGACGATTACAAATTCGGTTGACCATAAAATGTCACCATCTGCATCGGTTTCTTGGATATAAACATCTCCACCGCTATCGTGTCGAAGTACAGTAAGCACGTCACCATCTCTGTAAGTCTTACCGCCATTAGGAGCACCATTTACTACCAAGATTTTATCGCCATGCTCCGGCTCTTTCGATAACTCACGATATCGCTTTCCGTTAACCTCGTAGATATTTCCGTCTTTACTTTCGATTTTAGTTATCTCTGCCATATTAACGCCCTCCCTAGTTGATTAGGTATAAAATGCTTAACAATAACGATGGTGAGAAAAGCACTATCGTTGTAATACGAACTGCTAATTCGTATTTTTTATTCGTTGTTACCGCTACAATAAACATTAATGAAATTGCGATTACTATCCACGCTAATATCGTCATTTATTTGTCTCTTCGGTTACTAACTCGTCAATACTTACCGGAAATATCTCTTTAGATAATTCCAAAACCGCCTTTGCATACGATTGGATTTCGAGTTGTGCATCGTGCGCTAACCGTTGATTAAGGAAATGAACAACTGATTGTAAACTAGCCGTCCAGTAATAACGTACGTACATTCCGTAAGCCGGTAAAAATAGGCGTGCTTGTTCTGCGCAAATTCCTTCTTTAAGCGCTTGGTTATACAGTTGTTCTCCTTTTTCAATATATTCCTCAAGATACTCAGTGAAGTATGATCGCGAATCATCTGCTGATATTGTTTCCCCGCTTCCCTGCTTACTGTTCTCAGGTGCTAAACGCCACTCATCGATATTAGGTACATAAAACATCGGTTCTTCCGTTACATATCGTCTACTAGATTCGTTCCAGGCGTCCATTGTATGATCGCTACCAACGATATATTTCCAATGTTGGCGTGCTACCATTAACGGAGCATAAATTTCAAACTGTAATGTAGCATGACGAAACGGTGACGTATGTCCTTCTCTCGCTAAGAATTTGATTAAACGAATATCTTTATCGGTTAATTCCGTCGATTCCTTGTCGTAGCTAACACGAGCGCTATTCACGACGGATAAGTCGCATCCCATTGTATCTACTAATCTAACGTAACCTTTGTCTAGCACATTGATAAACATCTCCATCACTTAACGCCTCCCTTCTCGAAATCAAACTCGAGTTGTCCTGGTATGCCTGACCAATCTTTACCGTTAGCAAAATCGATTCCCACCTCGTAACCTTCCTTCGTACTCGTTCCGTCTTGCCTCGCGTGATTCTCTCGATTCTTTTCTAGGTAAATTCGATATATATCATCCGCTGATAACCCGCATTTAAGAAAAAGACTGATCAAGAAATGCCACATGTCTATTACTTCGCCTTGTAACGCTTCCTTATCGATTTCCTTTTCGTTCTTCCACCACTTCCAATTTACTTCGCGTCTGATTTCATCGATCTCACTTTCCATTGCAAGCGTAATACCTACGACCCATTCATCGAGTGACTTATTGATGTTTCTTTCGGAGATGATTCGGTTATCTAACTCGGACTGCAATTCAAATAGTTCGTTAAGTTTGTCGCTCATTATGCATCCTCCTTCTTAATAATTCCCTTATCGATTAAATACGCTAGACCGATACCTGCCGCGTCACTTTCATCGAAGGTTTCAAACTCTCCCCACTCAACGTATCGCCTCACGCCAGCCTCGACCTCTTCCTTTTCCGCTCGTCCCTTGCCGAGTAGTTTCTTTTTAACGGAAGCCTGCCCGATACTATCATCGACCTTCAAACCGAAATCATTTAACGCACGATCCACCGCATTCCAGGCGCTAAACACCGTATAATTCGTATGTGGTATTTTACTAGCGAACCCCTCACGCACTATCAAGTCGAAAGGCGCGTACTTGCGGATGAACAAGTGCGCCCACGCTTCGATTGTTTTCGTACGTAAAGCAATCGGTTCCGTCGATTTTGTTTTTACGTGTGACACGTCGATTAGTTTTGGCTTACCGTTGATTACGTCTATGGCTGCGATTCCTGGACTACCTAAACTAGTATCAATACTTAATACGCGGTAGGCTTTTTTACGAGTGGTCATTTTCATCACCCCACATTACTTCTTTTTCCCCTGCGTACCAGGGTTCGTTCCAATCCCCTTTCATGAATTCTCTAAAACTAGTACCTTCCGCATATTGAACAGTAAACATTTTGTGATAACATTTATGACACTCCTCGCAAAGAGTAATTCCGTTATTAATATCAGTTCTTAAGTCGTGAAACTCTGCGTACGCCATTATGTGGTGAGCATTTAGAGTTCCGCCTACTTCTCCACAAAACTGGCATGTGTAACCGTCTCTTTTGAATACAGCACTCCTCCATGCCCTATAATCCGGATAATGTCTATCCATAATTCTTTCTTCCATAGTTTTATTCGGATTCCAAAGTGGACTATTACTTCCTCTCAACTTCTCGCCTATTCTACGGAATTTACAATTAACACAACGTTGCCCTGCTTGAAATTTTGCGAAAGTGATATACGCCTCACTCCCGCATGTACAAACATATTTAACCTTTTGTTTGTTTCCCTTGTAATCTTTTGTTAATAACTTACATCCATTACTCTCGAAAAACTCTTTGATATATTCATAAGAATGTCTTGTTTTATCCGAGATTCTTTTCCCTTTGCATTCTCTGCACCGTTGACCGCTTTTAAATTTATCTAGACTTATTTCGCTTATATTTCCACAATTACACCGATATTTAAGTTTATCTCTTGCTCGTACATAATTATCGGAAAGCAATACGCATCCAGCATCCTTAAAAGTTTGACTAACTTCTTCATAGGTCAGTCGTTCAGTCAAATGAAACACCTTCCAAATAACTCACTAAATTACGATGATCACTCTTACCTGCTAAACTCGAATGTGTATAGCGTTCCTCTAACTCTCGTAACATACGAATCTCATCTTCTGTTAAATTAGCCTTACACTTTTCACTGTATGGACAGAATCCACATTTACCTGTCATTTCAACCGTCATCTCCGGTATTTGCCCTGCATAAATCAATTTAGCTTGTCTTGCTAAATCTGCAAGTAATTCCTCTTGTGCTTCGTCTGTCACGTAAGAGTAAAACGCTCTCGTATCTGGTACTGGTTCACCGTTTAACCACGTCTTTCTCGTTTTCGGAACGGACTTGTTATCTTCGTCACTAAACCACGCTGGTTTATGTAATGATTCATATAAAAGGATACGTTCTTTAATTCCGAAGACTAATGACTCAGCGGTTACCTGACGTAAGTGATCCGCTTGCGGTCCTTTAAAATCGAGTTTACCGTTCATTTCACGAATACCTGTCGCTTTCGTTTTATATTCGAAGATTATCAAGTCGCCTTCGTATCGTAAGATACCGTCCGGTTTCGCTGTTATCGCAAATTTAACGCCATCATATTCGAATACTTTTCGAGTCTGTACAGCGTCCTCAAACATCCAGTCGCCACTTTCGTTAATCGGAATCGTAAATAACGCGTCTTCTTTCAACCGTTTTTCCATATGGACTAAATCGAGTTGAGTGAAATCCACAACTGAATTACCTGCTCGACGCTGACGTCCTCTAAACGGAATGTCTTCACTCTTTTGTACTTTAGTACCACCGTGTTTAAACACGATTTCACGATCGCATTTATCAGTTCCAGATGCACCGAACGTTACTAGTCCATCTTTCGGATACGGTTTCCATGCTAGATGGCGTAATTTCTGTTCGTAGAATTTACGTATTAAATGCTCGTCATGGAACCCAGAAGATGGTGAAGCGTAATACTTATCGAGTTGTTCTTGGAATAAATGCTCGATAATAGGACCACGCTCCATTGCTTCTGATTCTCGGATTGATTTACGAAGTAATTGCGCTGCGTTAGTTTTCGTTACGATAAGTCATCTACCACCTTTCGCAGTGTGTACGTTGTATGCTCCGTGGTAAATACAATTTCTTTTCCGTTATCTGAACGTTTGATATCTGTCACAGGGGATGTAACTAGAGCTTTTGTTTGATCGTCTACATGAGGACGTACCGCTCGTGCACCTTTTTCTAGGATTCCTATGTAGTATCGGCGTCCAATACGCAAGGAATCTGCTTCTTGTTTCCCTGTATTTCGATTTATATCAGCGATTTCATACACAGTCATTCCAACGCCTCCTGTTAGTCTTGATTTATTAAAACGATTGCCGGGCCTGCTACGCGTATACCCCCGACCTCTATCTTTTCGTAAGGCTCGACTTGGACGGTGATTACGCCTTGTCTTCGTTCTAGCTCTTCGCTTAGTTCTTTCTTTGAAACTTCAGATAGGTTAATCATTTACGTACTCCTTTCGGTTTATTTTCCACTTCATCCGGTGGAGTACCTACATAAATAGTTGTCGTCACTTCTTTCGGGTAAACTTGTTCAATTTCTGGATCACCGAAATCGCCACCGTCTTGCATTTCCGTTGCTGGTACTTCTTTAGATATTTGATAGTAAACTGATTCGCTATTATGCCAAAAACGATATACTTTAGTTTCATAGTTTGACCAACGTCCACCATCTTCGTATTCAGAGTGAACCGAGGTTCCGTTATTTTCTAAAATATCTGCCTGCTCTTCTGCCGATAATTCGCTAACTTCTTTCTCCCACTCTTCTTTCGTCTTACCAAAAACCTGTTCAGTGTTGTATTCCGCTTCTTGCATAACGATTAATTTTAAAAGTAACGATTCTAACATTTATTTTTCCTCCTTAGGTTTACAATTTTCGAAATCCCAACCTTCCGCCGAATACTCGCTCATCCACTCCGGTTCGATTACAGTGTCACATTCTAACGGAGTTTCCAGAATGACTGTATTCGTCATAATGTCGTCATACAACACAATAACTTCAGGCGTTAATTGATCATTTGGAATCGAATGTTTCATTTCGTCATGTAACGTTAGGTTGAATTCCCAACCTTTCGCAAGAGTACATTCGTAATAACTACGAATCATACAAAGCTGTAATACGTTAGCGCCTGAACCTTGAATCGTATGGTTAAACGCTTGTCGCTCGGCTTTACCTGTCGCTTTGATTAGCTCCCAAAACTCCGAACGTTCTTCCCACTTTAGCTTTCGTGATTTCTCACCTAGTTTCGGGTCGTTTTTATCTGAAATGCGCACTTTACGCATGAGTTGGTTTAGTCTTTTCCATTGCTCTTTGTATTTCGGGAATCTACGTTTCTGTCCCCATAATGTAGCGACCCATCCATGTTGGCGAAGATGTTCAAACGTCGCTTCTACCATCTTTTTAAATCCTGGTAATACTTCATCGAATTTCTTATACGCTGTTGCTGCGTGTTCTTCTGTAATTCCGTATACCTGAACGGACTTATAAAACTGCTCAAAAGCCTGCCCGTATCCTTCCGCTAAGAATAATTGTTTCATTAATTTACGGAATGGCGGTACGGCCTTATCAGTGCCCTTTACTTTTTTGTAATACGATTCCACGCAATGTTCTTTTGGCACATCAAACAGCAACGACGCGAATTCCACGTAAGGGTCAAGCCCTTTGCGAAACATAATCGCAAATATCTCATCACCGAATTCTGTAGCCATACGATGTGCTTGTAATCGTGGTTCAATAGAAGATAAATCCGAACCGGCAAACATATAACCCTTTCGAGGAACAAACGTCTTACGCACTCGCAATCCTTCTTCCGAGCGTGACGGGATGTTCTGTAAATTCGTTCCTTTTTCAACTTGTTCATTACAATCTATTAATCGTTGAATAATATCTAAAAAGATACTATCCGTAACAGAACCAGTATAAACATCGTTGGGTTTTCCTTTGTAACCGCTCGAACCATAGCGTCCAGTTGATACCGTTCTAAGTTGCGTATGAATCCGCCCGTCGACATCTAATGCTTTCGGCATCTTCTCAACGTAGGTACCAAGTAACTTGCTATATTTCGAAAAGTCCGCTAGTGGTTTTAGCGATTCTTCTTCCTTGAAATAACGTTCCAACACATCATTCGAAACCGCTCGTACTTTCTTCTTGTCCTTTACGATTTCTTTCGTACGGTCCTTAATGCCTAAATGGTCGTATATTAAATACGCTAAATGGTCATTACTTGATAAGTTAAATTCATGTATATAATCCGGTGCGTTCTGCGGAATCGCCTCGGGGAGAGCCTCGGTTTGATACTTATGAATACGAGTCTTTAATTGTTGATACTTTTTAGTCGTTGGATTGGCTGTTTTAAATTCCGCCTGGCACTTCGTTAACATATCTTTTTGTTTTTCAATACGTTTCTTTTGCGCCTCAATCCACTTGTTAATCTGCTCGCCTTTAATTGCAAGCGACATCTTAAATAAAAAACCATCGTCAATCTGATATGTTTCAAATAACTTACATTGCGCTTCGCCGTGAGCTTCTCCGTACTCGATCTCCAATTTCGATAATTCTTCTAAGTTTAATTCGAAGCCAGTACGAACAATCTCTACGTTTACTTCAGGTAAGTATTGACGGATTTCAAAATACGCTTTTACTAAATCATCCGTCGCTACTAAGTTATCAATTTGCCATTTCGTTAATAACCAACCTTTATGAACGTCCTTGATGGCGTATATCCCAACAGTTTCAGCGTCGTATGGTAACGGCGATCCATTTCCGAATAAATCTTCGAAAGTGAAATCGTCCATTTCTAACGCATAACCGCCGATTGCTTTTTTGTACTTTGTAAATAACGGCTTTAAGCCGTATGTTTCTTCGTGATCATATAAGATAAATTGTGCGTCCATTGAGTCGAATCGTACACCTGCTGGTTTAAACCCATCGTTACGTAGTAAGTTCAAATCGTACTCTGCGTTATGGAACGACTTAATATGTGCAGCATCTTCTAAAAATGGCTTAACTACTTCTAACGCCACTGAACGTTTGCACTGCTTTTTTTCATTTACATGCCCATAAGCTACGTAATAACCTTCATTCAATAACGGAAGCCAAAACGAATAACCGCCCGTTAAATCAATCATCTTGTCTAATCCGGAAGTCTCCGTATCCCACACCGTCAATGACAGTGCCGAAGGGATTGTGATTCCTCGTTCTTTCAGTTTTCTTCGAATTAGCGTATTGTCAAATAGTTTGAATGACTGTTGAAACCATTCGTTAGTACGTTGCAATTCTGTTTCTTTATATAAACGCGAAATCATTTCACCTAGTTTCGTTTCATCAGTAATAATGTGATAATTACTTGGTTTGTTAGCAAGCGTTTGTTGGATACGCTGCTTTCGCAACGCATCCTCACGCTCCTCTTGTACTCGTTGTCCCATTTCTTTAATTTCTTTTTTCGTTAAACGCTTTTCCGATAACCTGCCTATCGCACCGGAAAAGAACGCTTCATGTGCCAGTTTAAATAATACTGCTTCTTTCTCGTCCCATTTACTCGTCTGCCAAACGCGTTGGAACGCTTCTTCAATCGTTTCGGTCGCTTTTTCCTTTCGCTCGACCGCTTTTGCTACCCGTGTTTTCGTTTCTTCGTTGTCTCTATCACTCGGTATTTTTAAATTTAACGTTAACTTCGGCGTCATGTTTACCGCCCCGTTTCCTTGCAATTTAATCGGTAATAAAACTCTACCGCTACTTCGTGATTATCTTCCGCCCACTCTTCGAAACAATGCCTATCGCAAAAATGATTATCTTCACGGTCGTCGTAAACGTGATTATAATACGGCCCTATTACGGAGCTGCAATTCTTACAATATTCGAAATGCATGCGCATTGTTTAACCTACTGTGTCGAAGCGTTGTTCTACTGGCACGATTAGTACTACACTCGACCAATTTCCTGAATCACCGGCTAAAGCGACCGTCGAACAAGAATCTACCGTACTATCTCCACGTGCAATACCGATTGTCCCTACTGGATTGACACTTCCACAATGTGATGTCGTACGAACGATATCACCTTTCTTAATCTCGCCAACCTCACGACCGATAGCCGCCCACTTCTCACGCTCTGCCTCTGCTTTCTTCTCTTCCTCAGCTTCACGAGCGATGTGTTCCGCTTCTTCTTTCGTTAGTGGTTCGAGGTCTTTACGGTGTACCCATTCTGCATCAGGCGTATAGCCATTTAAATATCGAGTTTCAAACGTATTATCTTCAGAGTCAAACTCATGTAATTTAAGAACATTACCAACTTCAAACTCATGTGGGCCGCACGCTTCTGTAGTTGCTTCGTTACTAATTACCCTCGCAAAGTCGCCTTCTTTCAATAACGCTTGTTTAGCTTCGAGGACTTCAGCTTCGGTTGCTTTTACTATGTGATTTCCCGAATGGATATCTCCAAAAGTACCGTCTAATAGCTCTGTTGAATATGGGTACAGCTGTCCATCTCGATTATCGTTTGTAATCTTAACGACCTTTCCGAAATTTTCATGTCCTTCTTGAATTATTTTTGCGTAATAACCGATCTTTAACGGCTCATCTTTAGTTGCAGTTGCCGCTTTTACTTCGGCTTCTGTAGCACGTACTAAATCATTTTCATAGTGCCAGCCCGCATAACTACCGTCTAAATGTTTAGTATCAAACGGAACGTTGCTTTTATCATCCTCTGTTACTTTTACAATATCGCCAAATTTAGATTGACCATTATCATCGTATGTGATAACCTTCGCATAGTCACCAACCTGTAAACGTTCTGACACCGGCTCACTTTCGTCCTCTACTTCGACTACTTCTTCCGGCATTTCCACCATCGCTACCTGTTCCGCCTGCATCTTTTGCATACTACGCGTAATCTTTTCTAAGTCAGATGGTGTACCTTCGAGTTTAGTTCCGTCAGGTAAGGTGATTGTAACTACGCCTTCCGCATCGGTTAGTTTGTCGGTAGTAATTGCGTGCGATTTACGGAATACGGAATGTTCTCCTTGATTAAAGTAATTCGAATCATCGACATTGTCTTTAAAAACGATATCATTGTCGTCATCAATGTCTACCACTAAGTAAAATGCTCCTTCTGTTACATCAAGTTCTTGCTCAGATGCTTTCACTATATCTTCTACTTTTGCATCTCCTGTAACTAACGTATAAACAAACCCGTTATATTCCACCTTATTTTCGTTAACTACCTTTACGTTTGCAAGCTTTGCCATTTAAAATTCCTCCTCAATTTTATTTAATTTTGCATTACATCCGTACAAATCAGTCGCCCAAAAGTTATACATACGTGCTGCATCTTTTTCCTCATCAAACAACCCAAGGTACCTACGTTTCTTGTTGAACTGAATTGCAACGCCCCATTTATTCGATGCCTTTGACCAGAAAACACCTCGGTACTTTGATTCTCCTTCGCCTATAGCAACATTTATGATCAGCTCTGTTGGAGTCTCGTTAGGAAAGTTTAACTTCGCAAATTCTCCAAAATACTTAAGTGCGTAATAATCGTAAGCCCTTGCTGCTTCCTCAACATCATCAAAAGTTCCAATATATCGAGACTTATTATGCGCGTTTATATTGGTATACCATTTTCCTTTTCGTCTCGACAGACTAACGCCTTTAAACCCACTCTTACTACTAGACCATTTAGAACGATTTCTCCCATTTTCACCAACAGTACAAACACGTAAATTAACACGTCTGTTATCCAATTTGTCACCATTTATATGGTCAACAACTAAATCATCGCTAGGATTCATGATCTCTCTGTGCATTCGGAAGCATTTCGATGACCCGTTTATTAATCCCCCTCTTATAACATAACCACACTTACTAACACTCCATTTATACTTCGATAACTCTTCAAAGTCTTCAATGTCTACTAGAGTGAATTTTCCTTTGCCGTACTTACCATTCAACGGAATTTTATATATCAATTAACCTACCGCCTCCGTTTCATTTTCATTTACTGCTGTTAGCTCAGCCCATCGTTGACTTGCGCTAGTTTCCGTAGCCCAATACTCACGTTGTCCGGAACATTCGAACATGAATACTCGGTCACCTTCGACTCCTGCGATATAGTCGCAATCATCTTTCGTGTAAGCTTCGCCATTACCTTTCTTCGCTTGTACCACCAATGCATCGTCACGATCGTGTCTTACTCGAATTGTTTTTACCTGTATCGTGTACCACCGTTTGTTAATCGGATCACGCGCTACTAAGTCGTAAACCTCCGGGATGAACGAATTCGCTACTTCCCAACCGAGGTTTAAGAGCGCGAGGGCTACTCGTAGTTCCGAGCAACCACCCTTAATTGTCGTTTCATGTGCCATATGCGCTCCCCCTTAGAACGGTAAATCATCATCTGAGATATCAATTGGTGTACCTTCATTGTTTGCAGCCGTCGGCAATTTCGATTTATCAATTGCTTCGTCTTCCGCATCTTGTAACAATATAATGATGTCGTCTTCTTCACGATAATTAGCTAAGTCTTCGTAACCAAATTCAATACCGATAAACGTTTTAGCCTTTTCGACTTGCTCGTCTGTTGCTTCGCCTGACTCTAACGAATATGATTTATCAACTTGTTTAAAGTGAACCGCTTCACCTACTAGTGAATATTGCGGATTAAACTTACGGCCCATCTTTTCGGCTTTGTCGTAATCAGCGATGATGTTGTTAATGTGAAACTCAGCCGTATCGATCACGCGATAAGTAGCGTATTCTAGATCGTAAACAGGAATCATTGCGTACATCTTACGTTTCGCTCCAACTTTACATGATGGACACTCCGTTTTACCTGGTTTGAAATATTGCGTAATGTCTGCGTCTGTTTCACGTGGAGAGTGTAAGCAAGAATGTTTTCTGAATCGGTGAATCGTACGTTTACCATCGAATGTTTTATCTTCGTGCACAAAGTAGAAGTACCAATTATCCGGATTAGCTAGTAAGATGAAAGTTCTACCATCTGCGTTTACTTCACCGTGTTTTCCCATTCGGACATATCGCGTTACGCCTTCTGGAAAATCGTTTTTACCTCCGTTTTGATTTGCCTCTCGTTGTTCCTCACGCTTTTTTAACGTTTCTCTAATACCCATTGAAACAACTCCCTTGTTATAAATTCGAGCTTGGGTGATCCCACGCCCGTATTACGCAACTTATCGCTTTTGTACGCTAAACAACCGCTCAAGTTACGCAATACCGACGTGGGGGATACATCGGTAAAAATCGAGAATTTTCGTAGGACGTAACACATCGTACTGTAATGCCAAACGCCCATATGACGCCACTACCCGTTTACTATACTAGGGGAAAGAAAAGGTTAACGACGGGTAATGGCGTTATATCGACATTCGTTAAATTATTTCATACAAATAATACGTAATATATCGAATATTGTCGTTAGAATTTACATATATTTAATTTGTACGCATTTCCGTAATACTGTATAATTACAGTGAGGTGCACTAGCAGTGTACTTCCGCTTGACTCCTCGTTAAGCAAAAATATTGCAATTGATTGACCTGCCAAGTCAGTTAATTGTAAGTACAAAGGGAAGCGTTTTGCTCCCTTCGTACATCAAACAAAATGTGTTAAATTACTTGTCCTATATGCAATGCCTAAGCATATAGAACGTATTTTTACGCAAGAAGGTAGTCTTGGTATGAACCAAACTGTCTCTCGTCGAAGCGCTTTGCCAGGCGTTCGATCTTGCGTATAACTGTCGAGTGATGTAGCCCCAACATTTTGCCGATTGCCGTCGGCGTTGGAGTTGTATTCTCACTCGATAGGAACGATTCAACGATCGCCGTCGTTGTCTCGTCATTGACCTGCTCAGGGTCTGCGAGGAAGTCGATTAGCTCACGCTGGTCGGCTTCTTTCTTTTTTATAACATGTTCTTCTAAATCAAATTCGTCTTTGAGAGTTTCGAACATTGCCGTGTTCTTTTCCTCCCCGCTATCTGATCCATCGTATAATTCGTACTTTCTTCTCGTACGTAACTTTCGTAATAATGACTTGTAACTATTACCTAGCGATACTGCGAATAGTTTTACGAAATCGCCGCCAGCGTTATTTCGTAAACTTTCTAATACTTTGTGTATTACATCATGGAACAGGTCGGTTATGTCATGTTCGTTTGCCATGTATGTACTCGTGCTCCAGTACCGAAGCTTGTCCCGATATACCTCCGATAAGCTAGTGTACAAATCCGTAAATACGAAATCATCACCTGTTCGAAGATAATCGTTTGCCATCTCGTTAATATTCAATTTTTGTTCGTCTTTCACTTCTTATTCCCCCTTACACTAACTATGACGCACAAGCGGACAAGCCCGCGCACATTTTTTATAATCTTTTTAAACAAGAGAGTATTTTGTTTATTAACAACATTCGAATTATATCATATTGAAATGGAATATTTTTAAAAGTACACTAAGTAATGGAATTTATACTTTGTATACTGTATTATCATTATCTAGTTTCATCTCACACATCGGAGTTCTCTATCTTCAAGTTCTTTATCCAACTCATTCATATTTTGATTACTTAAAATTGGTTCTATTTTTACCATTAACATATTCGGAGTACGTCGCTTACGCATTCGCGGCGTTGAAACACTATAAACTGTTCGGCCCTTCATGAATTTGTTTCACTACTATGGCTTCGGCTGACTTCTTGCGGCTAACCATTTTCGACTGTACTATTTCAAGGTAAGACAACTATCTTTCCTCTTTTACTCGCCTGATTTACTCTACAAAGTTACGCACATCTATTTGGACTTTAACTTGAATTGGAGTCTCATCCCTTTATAGAGCCTTCGTATCAGATTTCTGTTCGTCGAGCCAAGATTTTATTCCACGCTTCCTTCAGCCCTTACCTCACGGCAAGTACCTTGCGCTTCCTTAGTGGTTGGTCGATGTGTGCCCCCCTACAGTGGACTTTCACCACCTAGACAGTTGCCATGCCTGGCACACAAGAAAAAGCGATCACTAGGATCGCTTTTTCTAAAAATATTCATTCATTTTTCAATTAGCCCCCGGGTCTAGTTTCTTGTTCCATTTTCTTTTGCTGCGCACTTAATTTCACTTCATTATAGTTATCGAAGACTAATATTCCATTACTCAAGATTAACATTGTAAAAGCTGCTAATATAATCTTTTTCAAATTTAACCTCTCCTTTTATTTTTTGAGATTTAAAATTAATCATCATCTTTGTCATTGCAGAGCAATCACCCCTCTTATATATCTCTTTAGCAGTTAAGCTTGCAAAAAAGTAATTTGAGTTTGAAAAAAAATTATAGAAACACTCATATAGCTGTTCCATTGATTGCTGGCTACATGCCCGATATAACAAAAGAAAGTCCCTTTTTCCTCTTTCCATTATTAAACTCTCTATCACCTCCCCCAACATCCTGTTATCTTGATATTGTATAAGCCTAACATCCGAATCACTCCCTAACTGTAACTCTAGATAGATTTTTACATAATCTAGATTATCACGAGTTTGTGTAATCAAATTGGGAATTCTAAGAGTTTTTGCAATATCATAACTATTATTAAGGTAATTTAAACATTTTTTGCTATCTGAATTTAGATACGTCATGCCTATATAGTATGACGCATCAGAAACAGTTTTTGCGCAGATATTAGCATTAATTAATAAAAAAGAATAATGCCTTGATAATTCTAGCTCATTCATATGTAGATACACAGGTGCTAAAATCTCAGCTATCCTATGAAGATAGCATTCTTTGATAAATAACTTACGACTATCATTTAAATTCTTTATCATCTCTTCTACTTTCAGGGCTAAATCCAACATATGGTGAATCTTTTTTTGTGCAAAATAATCATAGCACTTAAGAATATTAACCAAAATTACAAGTGTACCATCTTCAGTATTTTCTACCTCTTTCAAATTATCAGATATTTCATAACCTTCTATATCATAGTTCATATATCTGTAAATCACTTTGTATACATTTATGTAATCTCCAATAACACCACCTTCTTTTTTATACTTTTCTACCAACTTCTTTAATAAAGATGTATTTCTAGTAATTGCTGCATACTCTAAACATTGCTGAATTGACTCTACTGAATCTAACTGTAGACACCAGTTAGTCATTTTCTCAGCTTGATTATCAGGGAAAAAATAATAAGAGAGCCTCAAGAGCTTTCTAAACCCAATAGTCCCATCCTTTTTAAATTTAGACATACATTGTTTTGATGCCCCGATTTGTTCGCCGATTGCTGTAAATGTTATATCATCCCTATCATTTATAATATCGCATATTTCCCTATGAAATCCTGGCATTTTAAAACCCTCCTATGCTGTATAAGAAAATTTTGGTATAATATAATTATAATTTCCCTGTTTACAAAAGTAAACATAGAGTAGGTTGAGAAATTTTTCTAAGGACGTGTTAAAATGATTGACTATTCTCCGTTACATGAGACACTAAATGAAAAAAAAATGGTAATTAGTGATCTTCGTGGTACAATTCTGAATGCAAGAACTATTGCAAATATTAACAAAGGAATGTCTGTAAATTTAAATACAATTGAAGAAATTTGTCTCCATTTAGACGTACCTATAGAAAAAGTGGTTAAAATTAGAAATATTTAAGAACAATGATTTCAAACCCTCCAATGTAAGAAAGGAGGTGATTACATCGTTTAAAGTCGGAAGGTGCCGTATCCCCGAACTCTGTAAGAAAAATGGGATTACACAAGCTCAACTCGCAAAAAAAGTAGGTATTGTCCCACAATCTATAACGGATTATGTGAGTCTGCGTAATTTACCGAATGTAGAACGAGCATGTAATATCGCTTCGATACTACATTGCGACATCAAGGATTTATACGAATGGGATACACAATAACATTTAATTAACGGGAAGATTCTCTTACTTCCCCTGCCTAATAGTACGTGAATTCACGTAAATGAATTTAATTGAACTGGCTTCATTCCATCAACTATAGATATCAACGAACCTTTTCCCTCTTTTACCAACGCTTCGTTCGCATCCTTATATCCAGACACATATCCGTTCGTCAATCGTATTTTTCCATTTAAATATTTCTCAAGTTCTTTTCGAAGTTTCTCACCTGCTGGATCGTTATCCGCCACGATAACTAATTCTTCTATTGGCGACTTCAATATTTGCTCTGCCTTTCGCTGGTTAAACGACGAGCCTCCGTTTGCCAATCCGAAAAAACCAGCCATCATAAACGACATCGCATCTATTTCCGCCTCACAATATACTGCACGTTTAATATTCCGTTTATAAGCGAGATGTAGCCCGTATATCAAATCTCCAATTGGCTTTCCATCCTTTTCGTACCAAAAAACTTTCGAAGAAACCTTCCGATACTTTATATTCGCCAATCTACCGTTTGTATCAAACCACGGAATTACAACCGCCTGCCTAAAACGGTCGTAACCGATCTTCATTTGCCTTTGTACTTCCTCGCTAATACCTCGTTGTCCTAAATACGGATGACGATAAGCGTACTCTTGTAATCGACCAAAATTGAGGGCCTTGCGACCGTTATCAATCCGGAATTTCGGTGGCTTAAGTACGAGGTTATCATAACCGTATTCCACACCGTACATTTCGAGTAAATATTCTTCCGTTTCTTCATACGTTTCGTTTCGCAAGTAAGATAACAATTTGGTAAAGTTGCCGCTTTCCCATTCGTTATCAAATGCGCCTGAATCTTTCCATGTACCAGAATAATTCCCGTCTAAATTGACGAAAAACGAAGGTGTATGTTCATATCGAAACGGACTCGCTGCCATTAGTTTATCAGATGACCATCGTTCATTTGTCCAGATATGTTGCCGAAGTTCATACTCGATGTCTACATTTATTGACTGATCTCGGATTTTTACTGTTGGCATACAGATACCTCATTAGGGCTAGCACAAATTGTATACGGTAATTTACCTGTTTCAGATAACCCAAAGTGTCCTAGTCTTGATGTCATTACGACTGTATACTCATTATCTTTATAAATTACTTTTTCACCTTTCAAGATGCCGTTATAACCTACAATTCTACCAACGTGTATTTCCTTATCGATTTCAGTCATTGCTATTGATACGATTCCGTTACTATTCTCGCTCGCTTCGAACCATTCTACGTTATCCATGTTCATTCTCCTTTCGATTAAAATGCACTCGTAAATTGCTTCGCCACATGCTCACCAGTTTCCATTTCCTTAATAACGCCAATCTGGGGCATGTAAATAATTTCAGCTGATTCACCTTCGCCACCATCACGGCCTTTATTAATACCGATTATACCTCGTCCTTGTTTTGCGTCAGTATCAACCGCTATCAATAACGCCGCGTCCTCTAAAAGCGCTTTCGTTTTCTTTACCTCGCTACGTTTCGGTAAACGTAATTCTCGTTGGCCATCTTCGTCCTCACTATTATCGACCTCATCCGCCTGTGTGATAGCAAACATAACCACGCCTGTCTTACCGGCTAATCGACGTAACTTTTTCGATGTTTCAGCCGCATCGCCACCAGCCGTTTTAGACGTGTTCTTCTCGTAGTCTAGATAATAGAACGGATCGACAATCACTACATCTGCGTTCGTCTCTGTTATATCTACTTCTAACTGTCGTAAATCCCTTCGGTGAAAGTCGTCATCATCTACGCCTCGTACGATAATATTACCAGGTAGAATTTCGTTGATATTCGCTAAGAACGTTTTAAACCCTTGTTCAAATTCTTCTGATAGTTTACCATGACGGATTTCCTTCGAATCAAAACCGGCTTCGAGGTTTACGCCATCTAATTCAGCGACTGTTGCTCCGATGCGTGATGAAATCGAAGTGTACAAACGCACCATTCCTTCGAACCATCCCATTTCCATTAACCAAATAAGTACGTTCGCACCTTGGAACGCCATCTCTACACCCTCTTCGATAGTCGTTGCGGATTTACCACGCCCTGACTTTCCGTAGATTGTATATACGTTTGAAGAAACATAGCCACCAATCGCGTTATTAATGAATGGGAATCGTGAGTTCCAAATGCGATATGACTCGCCTTTTTTACGACGTTCGTATTCTTCTAGAAATTTAGGCGCATCGGCTTTTAAACTTGTTCCCACTTTATCACGAACGTTTGTTCTCATTATAACTCCGTCGACTTTTTCTCGCAACCATTCAAGGAAAGAATTTCCGTCTAGTTGTTCGAATTGGACCGGCGCTTCGTTTTGTAGTAATCCCATCACTTCGATCTTCGCAGAATAGGATTTTATTTGCTTCGTTAAATACTCAAAACTATCTTCTACTTGTGGGACGTAGGTGAATCCGTCAACTTCTGCTACTAGCGTGCGGAAGTCGGGCGTTTTCCCTCGATTCATCTCTACGTAATCTTTGATAAAACGGTACGCTTTCCGTTCAGCTTCTGTAACAAAATCTCGCTCTGTTACGTGGTTCAGTTGAACTGGGTTAGCGGTATCAACCACTTTCGATAAGAGCATTTCTCCGTAGTTCATTAACTACACCTCCACTATACAATTTTTCATTCGGTTAGCAAAGATTATTTATACGTAATACCCGTGATGTTCGTTGATTTTATCCTCCAAAAACAATAATGTTCGAAAGGCTTCTTTATAAATCCAGGTGTCTACAGGACATATCTTATACATGTATTCAAGCTTTAACGAAAAAACAAATTCAATTCAATTCGAAGATACCTTTTCTCTGTCTACATATGCCGTTTATAAAAAAATGATTTTGATAATACAAGATATAAATCTTAACCCCCGACTATACAATAGAAAAGAAATGCAATTCAAAGGAGGTTTTTCTATATGTTTCGAAAATTTCTTTTCATATTCATCGCAGCACTATTATGCTTATCCGGGTTCTTTTTCATCACGCCAGTCACACAAGCTCAAGCCAAATCAAATCACTACGTCCCCAACCAACTGATTGTAAAATTCAAACAGACCACCTCTCTGCAAAGCATTCAAAATTACCATACATCTGTAGGCGCTACTGTACTCTCCAAAGATGAAACACTAGGGTTTGAAGTCGTAAAATTTCAACAAGGATCTGTAGAGGAGAAAATAAAAGAATACAAAAAGAACCCCAATGTCGCATACGCAGAACCAAACTACTATTTCCATGCCTTTTGGACTCCAAATGATCCATCGTTTCAAACACAATACGGCCTAACCAAAATTCAAGCTCCTCAAGCCTGGGATACCCAACGCAGCGATTCAAATATAAAAATTGCAATTGTTGACACCGGTGTGCAAGGAACCCACCCTGATTTATCCTCAAAAGTCATCCACGGACATGACTATGTAAGTGATGATGCAATTTCAAATGACGGAAATGGTCATGGCACACACTGCGCCGGTATCGCTGCCGCCATAACAAATAATAAAAAAGGAATCGCAGGCGTTGCACCGCAGGCCTCCATTTATGCCGTTCGAGTATTAGACAATCAAGGAAGTGGTACTCTCGATGCTGTAGCGCAAGGTATTAGAGAAGCTGCTGATTCAGGTGCACAAGTAATCAGCTTAAGTTTAGGTGCACCAGATGGAGGAACCGCTTTACAAGAAGCCGTTCAGTATGCTTGGGACAAAGGGGCTGTCATTGTTGCAGCTGCTGGAAATGACGGAGATTCAACACCAAATTACCCAGCGTACTATGATAAAGTCATTTCAGTGGCTTCCACAGATCAATACGATCAAAAATCCTATTTTTCAACATACGGAAAATGGGTAGATGTAGCCGCTCCTGGTTCTAACATTTACTCTACCTATAAAGGAAGCACATATCGTACATTAAGTGGTACCTCCATGGCTACACCTCATGTAGCAGGTCTAGCAGCTTTATTAGCAAATAAGGGTTACTCAAATTCTCAAATCCGTCAAATTATCGAAGATACTGCTGATAAACTTCCTGGGACAGGTAACAATTGGAAATACGGGCGGGTAAATGCCTACAAAGCTGTAAACACACTTCCAACCATTCAACAACACGCTTCCTAACCATAAGTAGATTACGTCTCCCAAGAAAAAACATGCTACCTTTTTTTCTCATTTGTCGCGTAAAATATATTTTTTAACATATTTATTTTTCTTATCACATATCTTGTAGCGAAAACAATGATTTTGTGAGTGTGCTCCTTAGGAAAGAGCACACTCTTTTTTCTTATCACATATTTCACATACAATCATATTTTACCTACGCATCCCCCTTTTTGATTCACCCTCGAACGGCAACACTACGCACAAATCTCGCACTCTATCGTACAACCTACGATCAAATACGCTTTCCAATTCGTCGATAGGAATGTTCGACGTGTAGACCGTTGGTAATCCGTTTGTTACCCGATGGTTTATCACCGCATGTAAATCTCCTCGAAATGCTTCGGTTGCACTACGTACTCCAATATCGTCTAGCACTACGAAAGGTGCCATCTTCGCATGACTACCTCGACGGTAGTATTCTTTCGCTGCTTTCTCTGACACTTCTTTCGGTATGTTTGACCGATTAAATTCGTTAAATAACGTTTGCCATTCGTTCACATCTAAAAAATATCCAGGTACCTGCAACGATTGCCTATTTCGCTGCAAACTACCGATGTAATGTCGTATGAGCCACTCGTTTAAAATTACGGCTGCTGTCGTCGTTTTCCCCGTGCCAGTTTCCTCGGAAAACAAGTACATTGATTTGATCTTATCCTTCGGGTCTAATGACGCAACTGCCTCGAATTGTCGTGAGAAAGTCGTTAAATACGCTTCGATAGATTTATAGACTTTCGGTTGTGTATCTTTTACAGGCGAATTTAGTAACGTTAAATGACGATATTCTTTCGGTAAATTGGTCGCTGCCATACGTCCTCCATTACCGTTATGTCCGTGTAGTGCGATGTATGAGGTGCACTGTCGATTACATGATTCGCTTTTGTATAGCGAACAGTGATCGGATAGAATGCATTGCATCAAATCGCCTCCTCTTTACGATCAATACGTTCTTTCTCAAACTTCACTTTATAGTGTTCGACAACTACATCCGCATCCTCACCGGCTAATATTGCGCCACATCTTCGTATATCTAATCCGATTCCATGCGGACAGTTTTTGTAGCAATGCTCTTCAATCGCTCCGATATACGGTAGATCTTTGTTTGGGCAATCATAACAATACGTATCTAGTAATCTCGAAGTTTCTTGATGTGCTTCTTGACGCTGCTCTTTCGTATAGATTGACGGATCATTCGATGATTGCTCTATAAAATGTGCTTCCGATCGGACTTGTCCGCTTCGTTCTTGTCCACATTTCGGACAGCCGTGCCCTCTTCGTAAATGTGAAAACAGTATCGTAAATACTTCGTTTGGATGGTGCGGGCATTTATATTGCATTTTCGTTCTATCGTTTACGTAATTCTTTTCTAGTAACTTGTAACCGTGTTTTTCAAACGTTTCTTTTACGAGCTCAAAAGAATGTCTACGTTTTAAAATCCCACAATATCGGCAACCACTACCGTTTCGTAATTCCGCGTAACTAATCGATAACTTTTCATCCGGATGGTCCGGACATTTATAGCGCATCTTTGCCGTACCTATTACGTACTCAGTTTCCAACAACTCATAACCACGTTCTTCAAACTTCCCTTTAACTTGTTCAAACGTTAATTTAGGTCGTGCCATTTCTATCCCTCCATCTCTACTAATACTCCTATCACATTTTTCAGTTTGTGCTCACATTTTCGAAAAATAATTTTTTCGCTTATAAATAATCAATAATTTCTTCCGTACTTACTTCTTTATGTGCCGGATTCCGAGACAAACGAACCTCTTTTCTACGAATTTCCTCAAGAACTCTCGGCAACAACCTAAATCGCATATACGAATACACAAACGCAAAGTTTAATCCGGGATACTCCCGTGTCGGCTTATAGTCGGCGAAACATGCGTCGATGAATTGCTTGGTTGCTTCCGGCTTGTGTTCAGCGATGAACGATTTTAACATCCGTCCTTCCATCGCATGACTTCGAGTAACATATGGAATTTTGTAACGCTCCTCATGTTCGTGCTTTAGGTACTCTCGGAATGTAGTTACGTTCCACTTTTCGATTGGTAGGTTGCGGAAATCTTTCGTTGATATGCGGGTCATTGATTCCCCTCCTCGTCAAATAATTGCGCATGTAATTCTTCGTTAGACGCCTGCCATAAGTCGCGCCCGTCTTCCATTTTGAATACGTTACGACGGATTAGCGCCTCGATGTAGATTTCTTTCAGTAATAAATCGTGTAACATTCGTTTGTTTGTTAGTCCTCCTTGGTCTTCCAATAGTGGGTACATTTACCGCTAATAGTTTCGGAAAATTCGTGTTATCATTTAATTATTGAGCAGACATTATTCGATGCGTCTTCCTAATAGGCGTATTTACTCCATCCCTTTCGAATCTCTGTCGTTACAGGGGTTCTTTTTTTCTATGTTTTCGACATATGTCGTTATGAATTTTCTCAATATGATACATATAGTCTTCGACCGACAAAAATGTTAATATATGGCTACACCTTTTCTTTTGACCTATATTCTTAGGTCTTTTTTTCTGACCGGTATCATATATCTGCGTTAGTTACCGCCTATCCTACAGATAACACTCCTTGTTATATACATTCGTAGATTCCTAGATTCTTATCTCGTTATTTGAGTGTAAAATTTACGTCAGTAACCTTTTGTAACCTTGCGTTCTTGTTGACGTTCAATGACTCCGGTTACACTTCCGATGCTACACTCGACTCTCTGCTTAACGCCTTTTAGCGTGTGCATGACCGACTGTAAAACCGCTTGATCGTCCTTTGCCTTACGACGTTCTTTACGAATACGTTTCAGTTCTTTCAACAAGTGATTGCCACGTGCTGAAGTAAACGATTCTATTTCGATAGTATGTAAGATATCTTGTTGCGCTAAATCCGTTTTTGACTTACGTATATTCGTTTGTTGCATGTCGGACTCTAACGATTCTAGTTCCGATAGAATACGTTGTAATCGTTTCGTTACGTCTCTCACCGTAAACACCTCCTCTTAACTTTCTTTCAGTTCATTTACTAAGTTTTCTAGGCTATATTTGACGTCTTCTAACGTCCGGTAACCTCCAATTATTTTTCCGTTTGTATTTATGTGAAATAAGATGTTTTCTAACCGTCTAATAAGAATCTTTTTATTCAT